GATTTGCGCGGCCCCACCCCCCCCGGTCTACCAGACTCCGGGGCAATTGCATCCCGCACGATTCGTTGTTTTCTAGCAAAAATCATGCAAATTGCATCACAAAGCGCGCCCTTTCGACTCCTGCCGCGTCTTGATGGCATGGCAGAGGCCGGGACCGGCGCAGAGACATTGCAGGTTGCAATCATCGTCGCTGCCGCCGAGGTGCAGCGGCACGATGTGATCGACCTCTAAGTCAGATGTGACCCTTCCGCATGCCTTGCACGTCCACTGGTCCCTGAGCTTGATGCGATGATTCCGCTCCTGAAGCCACGCCCCGGTTCTGCGGTGCGCTGCGGCGGGCTGTAGCGTTTTCCTGCGCGGGTCGATCGTCTTCAGTCGTGGCTGGATGTTCGTAAGCTTGCCCATGTCAGACCGGATTCCCGTTGAAGTCGCGCTCGATACCGTCGCCGGCTTGATCGGTATCGACATCCTCGACGGGAGCTGCGATTGCGTCGGCCAACTGATTGACGCCAGCCGCGAGCTGCAGGTTGGACTCTGCCAGCATGGCATTCGTTGCTGCGTACTCGGCCAAGGCCACGATGAGACGGTCGATGTTCGCAGTCAGGGTGTCAATCTTGTCGGGTTCGCTCATGGCTCCGAGCCTTATGTGCTGGCGTCAGACTGAGCGGCCGGAGCTACGTCGCTCTCTGCCTGCACGCCTTCGCTATCCATGGCCGCAGCCTTGTAGCGCGCTGAGCGGGGCGCACGCCGCTTTGCATCAGCGTCAACGGCGGCAACCAGTGCAGCGCTCGCCCTCTGACTCTCAGCCTCAGCGGCCTGCACCAAGCCCATGGCTACACGCAGTTCCCTGGCGTGGCCTGCTGCCAGCTCAGACTTCATGATCAACCGGGCCTTGTCGTCGTGGCACCTGGAACCACGCTGCTGGGCAGCCACCCGCTTCCAATGTTTGGCCTTGGCTTCCCATGCAGTAGCCAGTTCTTCAAGGGCTTGCATCACTGCGTCATCCGGCCGATGAAGGACAATACCGCGAGCGTGAGCACCAGACTAGAACCACCCCCGATGAAACTCCCGAGAGCCAACACCGCGATCAACTGGCCCAATGGCAGGTTCGTGACCAGCATCTTGGGTTCTGCCGCTACATCCTCCTGCTGGTCCGACAGCAAGGATTGTCCTGCCGAAGCCGAGTCAAGAGCTGTCACATCGATATACCGTGTGCTGCGCTCACCACCAACCGCATCAGCCTCGCAACTACTGCACCGGTTCGTCCGCTTGTCGAACGTCTGCCGCTTACATGTCCAGCATTCCTGATATCTACGCTGTACCACTGATCACCTCGGTAGCCGCTTGGCATAAGCCGGCGAAATAGTTTGCGAAAACCTCAAATAGTTGTTGACACCAATAGTAGGACCGCCTACTATTACTCAACGGCAACGAACTAGGCAGATCGAAATGACCACCACCCGCGAACAGAACTTCGACAGCCTCTACAACGAAGGCGGCGAGGGCTACAACCCGTATCGCGGTGAAACCAAGGTTGCTCGCGCTTCGGCCCCTCTCGTTCGCCAGACCACCGAAGCCAAGGTTGCGTTCAAGGGCCACGTCAAGACGCGCGCCGAGTGGATCGCCACGCTGGCCGCCGACGAAGTGCGCCTTGAAAAGTGCGATGCGTTCGGCCGCGAAATCATGCAGCGCCGCATCGCCGAACTGCGCGCCACGCTCGGCATGTAACGTACCGCCAACAGAGTGAGTCCTGCCATGCGTACCCAATTCGCCCAAACCAGCAGCCGACGCACCGCCGAAGCAGAATGCCCGTGGTCCACAAAGATCGTCAAGGTCGATGGCGGCTACATGGTCTTCGAATCGATTAACGACTACCAGACGTGGCGCTCCCAGCAATGAGTCTTCAGCAACTTACGCGCCTCGCCATTGCTGCCCTGCATGAGGCGCGCCAGAAGCCACCACTAGCCGTGATGCTCGCCACGGTTGCGATCAGCGCCGCCGGTCTCCTAACCGCGCTATGGTTGCCGGCATTATCACAATGCCGAAATGGCGTGGTTTCTCGCGTTCGTCGTCGCCGGGCTGATGTACCTGTACGACTAACCAACAATGCATCCTAGCGTTTCTTGGTCTTACGCACCGCATGCCAGATGATGACTGCAGCGAGGATGCCGCCAATCCCAGCGCATACCAGCGCGATAGCCCACATCGGCAATGCGCCGCCCATTTCAGCCTTCCGTTTCCTTCGCTATTGGCTTAAGCCTGAACCGAAACATCGGCTCCATCGTCGGGTCCAACATGGTTTCCCACCAGACCCGTACCGCTTCCAGTTTGTCCGCTACCCAGAACAATGGGTCGAGGAACCACCAACGCGCCCAAACGCACGGCGCCTCAGTGTCGACCCCTGATGCGTACCCGGGGCAGATACCGTACCAGCCTTCATGCGTTGCTGCTGGAAGATGGAACTTAGCCACTGGCCTTGGCTCCCTTCTTCCAGTACTGCTGCAGACTTTCGTCAAAGCCTGGGAAGCGGCTCGGGATTTGTTGCCGACTGTCGCGCCCAGGCGAAACGGGGCCAAGGTCAACCTCTGCCTGAATCCAGCGGCCATCACGCTGGAAGACGCCGCGCATCGCGCATGGGCATTTCGGTTCGCCGTTCTGCGGGCCAATGCAACCGCAGATTTTCATCTCGTCCATTACTGATTCCATCGGTCGACCGTCTGCCCGGCCCCATTCATGGCGTAGACCGGCGCTGACGTGACCACCCGCATGAAGTCGCGATGGCTCTTTTCGTGGATCTGAATTTCGACATAGCGCGGCACGATGCCGGACTGTTCTCCGATGTCGTTTTCGAGCCTAAGCAACGAACCTTCCGTGTATTCGTCGAACCGATCGATGGGCCACGGTCGCACGTTAAAGTGAGCACACTCAAACATGTGCTCGCCGAGCCCCGAATTGCGGGGGACTACCTTTATGAACATCTCACTGCCTCTCTGTCTGTGTTCTGCACTCTCGTGCGATTACTGCGCGGCTAGTTTGTCCCTCAATCGAAACCCGAACAAGGGCCAGCACTTTGCCACTGCGTTCTGTCGTGCGATCTTGCGGCCGAGTTCGGCATCGAAGTTTTCCGGGCTGGCGCAGGCTGATTCACCTGTCACCGTGAAGCCGTTCTTGAGCACGACCACGCAGAACGTCAGAAGACCGAGTGCGGTTCCTGCGCGGAAACTGTTCGGCCGATGACCACTGGCGCCGAATACGCCGTCACTTGCCGTGAAATAGAACTCCGACGTGATTTCGACCTCGATATCAGCCGGCGTTACTCGCGGCGCATTCAAGCCCTTCGCTTGAATCATCGCCTCAACTTCGTTGTCGCTCATCGCCTGCCCTCAGTTCGTTGAACTACTTCTCGCGCAGCTTCAGAAGCCCGCGCGCGATTGCTTCCCACACGATGCTTGCCAGCCCTGTATGGCGATCCTGGCAGGCCACATAGACGCCATCGTTCTGCGCTCTGGCGACGTATGCGCCACCAGCTTGATCGTTACCGTCCGGCGCGAGTTTGTCGCACGGCTTCAAGTCCTCGATCGAAACTTCGCCGAGCGCGATCGGCGGCAACGGCGGACTCGGCGACCGCTTCGGCGTGGATGCGCACGACGTCATCAGGCTGGCGCACAGCAGCAAGATCAGGGTTCTGTTCAACCGCATGTATCACCTCTTTGATGCGGACCACCGTCCGCTCTTTCGTTGTCGCAACGAGCGTCCTTGCAAGACCGACTGCGTTCGCAACTACCTGCGCCGATGCCGCAGCTTCCTTTGCCAGCTTCACCCATTCGACCATCGCGGATTCAGCGGCCTTTCGGTCCCGCTCCGCGTATTCGGCATGGACCTCAGCTCTGGCACGCTCGATTGCGCCGGCATGAAGCCACCACGCGATACCGAGGCCAGCGATTGCGGCCCATGCCTGCCACGGCACCTTTGCGGCCACCGCCATAGCTTTCGGGATCAGCCCGCCGAAGAAACCTTTCAGCAACGCCCACGCTGCCGTCAGCCGCATGCTCAACGCTCCGATACAGCATCCTGCGAAAGCCATTCGCGCACAAACGGCCATTTCATCCCAATGAGCCGGACAGCAACGAAATAGATCACGGGCGATGCGACGCCGATGATTGCCCCTGCGATGATCACCAACCGCGTCGGCATCGTGAACAGAACGATTAGGACGGCGCTCAGGAACGCTACGAACTGCGCAGTGAAGCGACGCTGCCGATACGTCCAACGCTCAGGAATCCACTGCTTCACGGCCTGCGTGAATACGATTGATCCCGCCAACGCCAGGAGCAGCGGCCACAGCGCTGCCGGACTCGTGGTGCAGACGTAGAGAACTGCATCCCACGAGTCGCGAATCAGTTGGATCACGACATAGTGACCGTGATCTGGCCTGGACCGTAGTGGGCAGTATGGCCGACCTGCACAGACGAGATTTCCTCGATGTTGTCGGCGATGTGTGTCGTCTGCGCCTCGACGTCGCCGTTCGTGTTGTCGACGTCGAAACCGATTGCGCTGGTGTAGGGGCCGAGCGTGTCACCGGGCACATCGGCGCCGTTGACCTTGTTGATGCGCGTACCGCCACCACCAGTTCCAGCAACAATCACAATGGGTGCACCAGACATGGCTACTTTTCCTTCTCTTTCAGTTCAGCGATTTTTGCGTCGTAGGCGGCCATCTTGGATTGCCAGACGTTGACCCATGCGTTTTGTTCGGATCGCCGGCCGGATTCCGACCAGATCAACCACATACCCAACAGCAAGATGACCATAAGGCACGTTCCAACGCCGGACAAAGCCAAGCCAGCCGATAGCCCGCCAGCATTGACCGTGATCGTCGACGTGTTGCTCTGCGTCCGCGTCGCCTCAGCGATGTTTCGGGCAGCATCGTTCAACTCCCGCGCCGATGTCGCGAGGTCAGTTGTGATCTGCTGTAAGGACAAGAGGTCAATTGCTTCAGGCTCGGACACCGCGCTCTCCATTGTTGAGTTTCGCCACAACGGCGATCATCTCGTTTACGGCTTTGCGGATGTGTCCGACTTCATCGCGCATGTCCCGGATCAGTTCTTTCAGTTCCGGCTTGCCCATATATTCACCGGCAAGCTTTCGGTCCAACGCGTTCAAGTCGCGCTGCAACCCTTTGTTTTCTTCCGTAAGTTTGGTGATTTCCGAGCGCAGCAAAGCCTCTGACGCAACCATATCCGCCCGCAGATCTTCGTACTGCTTATTCGGCCCGCGCGCGAAGTGCAGTATCAGCATTGCGATCAGTGCAATGATTGGCGCCATCCCTTCCAGCGTCACTAGTTCACTCCCAGCACGCGCTTGGCGACATGCCACCGCTTCATACGATCAGGCAGCCCGATCAGCCCACCATTAATGGCGCGAGTACTCCCCTCAATATCTCCACGATCAGCGAAAACATTGCAGCCCTTCTCGATCGACCATAGCCAGCCTGCGATCTGCGCGGCGTTCGATGGAACGGTTGCGAGTTCGGGAGATTTGATCAGATCGAGGCCAACCGCAGAACCAGCGCGGCGGTACATATCGCGTCCGGTGATGCCGATCAGGCTACGACCCCGGTATTTCCAACCGTCACCAGACTCAGGGGGGCCGTTCCCCATACGGTTCGCGTATGTGTAGTTCGCAATCAGCTCAGGCTTACGAGCGATTCGCAATGCTAGCGCATTCGGCTCCCCGCCTTCGGCATACCGGTTCGGCCATGTCCGCGCCAATCCTTCGGCGGAATAGTTGAGGTTTTCTTCGAGTTCTTCGAAGCCGTCTGATTCATGCGCGCACTGCGCTAGAAACATCGCGCGCCGTGCCGGCGAGTCGATGCCCCAATTTGTCATCGCAGCCGTGATATGCGGCGCCCATAACTCGGCAAGGCGCATCTCAAGCCCACAGGCGGCGGCCAAAAGCTTGGCGTCCATCAGCGCGGCGACCGACGGGCATTTCCTGCCATGGCGCGAGCGATGACGCTGCCGATCCAGTACAGCAGAGCGGCGCCAACCGCAACGACACCAACCCAAACATACCAGCCCGGATACGACTCAACCGTGGCATGCATGAACCCGGCGATGCCAGCAGCAAAAAATGCCACGAAAGCGGGGCTGTGCTCGCCCATGGCTATTCCGAGAAGCCGGGAACGTGGCCCTTGAGCGAGGATTCGAGGTCGGCCATCGACGTGCAGCGCGTGCGCAACCGCAGAAACAGGTACTTCGGCTCCTGGTCCTCGAAACCGTCCGCTGCCTCCCATTTGACGCCGCCGAAAATCGGCACATCACCGGTATCGCGCTGAAGCGGCAAGTACAGCGAATGGATCTTCTGCCCGTCCCACCAACCGAAAGGCTGCGGACCAGCGGGCACAAGCGCGCCGGTCTGGTCGACGCCGCATTGCACCATTATGTTCCCGACTTGCTGCCGCGTCATCGCGGATGCAACCAGGAACGGGGCGAAGAAACGCCAACCCGGATACTGCGGCAGAGCGATCGAACCCCACTCGTCCAGCGCCAGGGCGGTGTTGTCCGTCGCCGTGCCAGTATCGGCCTTGTCGCCGAAATGAGCCTTCAGCGCTTCCGCCGCGCCCTCAAGCGCACCCTTGCGCGCCGCCGCCTTCACTGCGGCCAGATCGTCTTTCGTCAGAACCATGGGTTTCTCCAAGCCTAGAAACGACGGAAGCCCGCACTTGGCGGGCCTCTCAATGGTCGAATTTCACTCGCAAATCAATCTGGCGCAGCTATCGACTTTGACCAGTTTAGCCCCCGGTTCTCGGGATTTCAAGCACAGTAAGTCAAATATTGGAGCGGATAGCGCGAATCGAACGCGCGTCATTGGCTTGGAAGACCAAGGAACAGCCACTATCCCATACCCGCTTGGCACGCCCGGGTGGATTCGAACCACCGGCAAACGAATTACAAATACGCTGCTCTACCAGACTGAGCTATGCGGGCATGTTCTAGCTGGACAGCAGCGACAAGGGTTTGGCGAGTCGTTTCATGCGCTCTAACCACTGAGCTACGTGGGCTTTCACCCACGGCAGGATTTGAACCTGCGACCTCACGCTTGAGATGTAGACCCGCCGGCATTCGCTGCCGCCAGCTAGCTACATGGCGCTTCCTTGCGCGCATGTTTCGGCCTCACGGCCTCATCAGGCTAACAACAACTGGCGGAGACGATGGGATTCGAACCCATGGTCGTCGGCTCGACAGGCCGATGCTTTAAACCGCTAAGCTACGCCTCCGTACAACTTGGAGGAAGGCTGTGGTCTTGATCCACACTCCGCTGCCGGAGCACTTGGTTTAGCAAACCAGTGCGGGAACCTTCCCGCTTAACCTTCCAATTTGGCGGTGCGCTAAGGAGTCGAACCCTTAACCTTGCGGTCACCTCCGGTTTTCAAGACCGGCTGCTAGCCACCTAGCGGAACGCACCAAAACTATCTATTGCGAACTTCACACCACTGGCTTCCATTCCAGCGGTGTATGATCAGGTGGCCGGTCGAGTTAGACGCTCGACCGGCCCAATCTGGTGTTGCAAGGGCCGCAGACACCAAACTGTTTCGTAAGTCTAACCTACCCTTCCATCCCCTTGCCACCCCAGCGCCAAGACGCGCGTAGTCATGGGGTCGGCCGCCTGCACGTCAGAATAGGCTATCGCTTTCGGGCGCTTTGAGGATCGGCGCCTTCAAAACCGGGTTAGCGGACACGTGGGTGACTTGTCGGAGTCCTATGGATGGGAAACCGATCCGGACAGTTCCAGAGCGATACCAGCATGAAGGTACGAGCTTAGCTCCCATAGGGTGTCCCAAAGATCCTTTATGTCTTCTGTTGTCTGAAATTAGCCTGTCTGAGTTTCGGTCGAATTTCACGAATTCGACTCGGCCAGACCAGCTAATTCCAGCATCATGGCACTTCCTTTTGCGCCGCGATGGCGCGATCGAACAGGGCTAGCGTGGCTTCCTTGCCAATGGCTCTGGCGATATCTGCGAGACTACCAATTTCAGCCGGTCCGCCACTAAGATTTGAAGCAGTTGCTTCGCCCAGCAGAGCGCGATACGCATCTCTGTACAAGCCCGGCTGCCCACATTGATGGCAAGCATCCTGTAGCTTCAAAGTAGCCGTGAAAGCCGTATAGCTGTTGATCACGCGCTCTATCCGCTTCCGTGCCGCGACTAGGACTTCACGCGTGGAGTTCATGCTTCCTCTCCGCCTTGATAGCCTGCGTGAAAAGGGCGATGACCTCGCGCTTCGTGCGGTGGCTTTGGTCGTTGAACTCCAGCAGCGTCATAGGCAGCGTGAAATTCTGAAGCGCCGTCGTTGCTCCAAAGATCCCCTGACGCCCAGCAACGCGGAATAGCGCACCTTGAGCGCAGAAACAAACCGCATACTTACCGTTCGGGTCAACTCGGGTTCCTCGCATCCCACGGGCATTGGCACCCTTACACCATTTACCGCCACCCTTCAACAGTGCCCGTGCATCGATCAGGATTTGCAGTGTCGTCTTCATGCGGCACCTTGAGCGGCTATGGCGCGATCGAAAATAGCCAGAATCCCGTCTTGCGTCATGCCAGCGGCAACCTTGCCAACGCGGATGCCGCCGACCTGATCGTCTAATGCATGGAGTGCGGCGAGTGTTCCCATCGCCTCGCCGTATCCGATCTTGTACGGATCGTCGCCAGTCATGGAGAACACTGCGCCCTCGCCGTTCCAGGCAACAGCGCCCTCGCTTCGCGGATCGCATACGATGTTCATGTCATTCACGGCCAGCCCGGCAAAAGTAATCGCATCCGGCCCCGCGATCTTCGCGCGAGCGGCGATCAGGACTTCGCGGACTGTGGTCATGGGCGGACCTCAAGGCTGGTTTTGTAGTCTTCTACGCCCGGCACGGGCCACTCAGAGCGAACCGATTGCTGGCGCCCGCCATAGCTTACATGCCACCAGCCGAATTGCTGGCTAAGCCGTGGCTGCCGCTCATACCACACCGCTTCACCGTCACGATCCGTCGCCGCGTACTCGGCCCAATCCGGCGCCTCAGCCCACGGATATCGGCTTGCCTTCGGTTCTTTCTCGGCGGTCACGGCGTTCTCACCTTGTCTGCAAGCGTGTCGTAGTCGTCCATGCCCTTCGTGAAATGGAACTGCATGAGCCGACAAATGAAGCCTATGCCGCGACAAAGAACCGCCACAGGCGCCAAAGTCAGCGCCGAAACGATCACCACGAAACCGCCGACGATCTTCATTGGTAAGCTAATCTTCGGAATAGGTTGGCTCATTTCCACTTCCCCGAATAGTCACCGTCACCGTCACCGTCGTCGTCCGAGTCAGGCCAGCCAGAATTCGACCCACTCGCCCATACGATCAGAGAAACGAACGCCAGGACAGTGGCTAGCAGAATTAGGAAGTTTGTCACTTAATATCTCCTTTGATCTTCGCCAATACTGCGCGAGACTTGCCGATCCAGTCGGCGTACAGAGCATCTAGGTCATCGCCCTCAGCGGTACAGTACGAACTCATTCGATCCGGGTCGCCTACACAGGACTGGATCGCCTCGTCGTAGCGGATTGCGGCTTCGGCAGCCGCGATAAAACCGGATGCGTTGCACATAGCGGCCGCAACTTGCTGGTACATGGCTGCAAGGCCGTAGCCGACTACGTATTCGGGGTTCGGCTCAACCCACAAACCAATCGCTGGATTCCAAAAGCTATTCTCGGCTGCCCTCTGCTGATCAGCGCAAGGAATGAACATTGGAGTGTTGGCCGGCGGGATCACGCTTTCTCCCCCTGATGTTGGGCCTTGATGGTCTCGACACGAGTCTTGACGCATTCCCCCCGGTCATAGAAATACCCTGCATCATCCAAGATCGAAAGCCCTTCAACCGCCTCCTGCCAAATCTTGAGTTCACGCGCAAGCTCGTCACGCTCCTTCTCGACATCCGTCATTCCGATCACGTCAGCGATCTTGCTCAAGGCATCTTCCTCGCCGAGTTGGCAGATTTCCCATATGCGATCAAGCGTGTCCATGCACTGAAGTCTCGCCGTTTGTGTAGTTTCAGCGTACGTACGCCAAGAACAGATGTCAAGCATTTTCTGGAACTATTTCAAACCAGCTTCGCAGCGGCTAAGTAGCGCTGGATTTCGCCCTGTTGCAGCCGATGCCATTCGAGCGGGCGATGTGCTGCTGCGGCAGCGAGCGAACGAATCGTCAGGTTGAACCGTGACCGATCGTCGTGGCTCGTCTGGTCGAACTCGTACCAATCCGCTTGCGTGCGGCGATCAGAGAACGCCTTTCGGATTCGCGCTTCTGCGGATGCTGCTGCGCTGCGACCACCGACCATTGCCCATATGCCGGCGACGATGGGGAATGGTGACGCTTCATGCACTGCCGCGATGCGCCGGAGCGGCGTTGTACTGATCCCGACTTTTGCAACGAATATGGGACGCCTCGTATCCGCCAGTACCGCGTAGAGGAACCATGCATCTGTGTACGTGACCCCGTGCCGGGCGTATCGCCCCCCAAGACATTCGTTCACGCTGCGCGGCGCCTCTTGCCTGTGATCGCGTCGGCCATCCAGTCACGTGCCGTCTCAAGGTGCGAGGCGTAGCGACGAATGGACACGCGTTCGATGCCTTCGCAGTTGTTGACCCATCCGACCTTCATCCTACGCGGCCCGTAGACGCAGTATTCCATTCGAAGCACGATCGCCGGAACTTCGTTCTCGCGGTGTAGCTGGCACCAAAGCCTATCGACATACTCGGCTTCCGGATCGACGATCCATGGCCGCTCGCCACTCACTCGACTCTCGACGCCGAAGCATTGGTGCGGTGCCATCGCGGCACGGTCAAGCACTCGCTTGCCGTCGCCGTCTCTCGTCCAGACCGGCGACCTACCCTGCATCAGTGATTGGGCGCCCTTGCCGACGCGTAGCAACTGCACCAACGCATCCGACCGTCCGCCCAACCCCATGCTTGAGTCCTCGTCCCACTCCGCAATGCGCGACGGCCCGAAGACTCGGCCCCATTTGCGCAGCAGCCGTGCGACCTCTGGCGGTAGCGCTGCCCCATCCCGAACGATCGCAGTTTCACCCATGGCTCACTCCTTCGTCTTCGCTTTTCTGCATCGCGGCATCGTCAAGTTCGAACGCCGGCCTAAGCCCGTCAGCAGAACACAGCGGGAACGAACGCCCAAACGTCGAACACGCCGCAAGCTCGAATCCCTCAATAAGATGCATGCAGAAAAAACACGGGCCTTTCTTCAACATCGCCGATCGCAACCGCTTCGCCGCCGCCACCTCGCAGTTCCGCTCCGGACCTGTGTATTCGTCTGCGTTCACAGAGGTTTCGTTTTTTCGCCGAACGAAAACGTGTCGCCGAAGCTGCTACGACTTTTTCGCCCGCCTGTCCTCATCGCTGCGCGGGAGTCGAACGACAGCATCGCACTTCTCGTCGTCATACCACGATCCACCCGCATCTGAATCGCGCTCTCACCAAGCGCCGGAATCATCCGCCGGATCTGCGATATCGTGCGCATCTGGCCCTCGAATTCATACATGCGGCCCCTCATTTCAGCCTCGCCGCTTGCTCGGTATTGTGCGCCCATGTTGCGATCAGTAGCGCATCGGCGCGACCAACGTCTTTCTTGCGGATCAGTTCTGGCGCAGCGCTCGGATGCCTGTTGATAGCGCACGTCCGCGCGCAATCCTTGTCCTTCCCAAGCAACTGCATGTTGCGCTTCCAGACTGCTGGCGAGACTTGAAGGAAGGGGATGCCAAGCGCGCCGAGAACACCACGCACAACACCGTAGGACTCGCCGAACCGGAACATCGCCGATACGCCTTGCCCCGGCCTCGCTGCGACTTCCTCAAGCACCGCCAATACGTTTGCGCCAGGGTACGAACTGAAGATGCCACGTAGCGCGGCAGCCAGCGTCACAGCGTCGACATGCATGCCCCCAGCCGACCGTTTCAGCACCGGCATGTCGATGAACTTGCTGAACACCTCATCAGCCAGAATCGCGATAGCGCCAGTCTGCCCCGGATCGACACCCAATGTCACCCGAAGCGTCATGCCGCTCTCCGTCCCTGCAAAACATCCTCAGCGTAGCGGACCTCTTTCGTAAAGTCCTCTTGCGAAATGTCCAAGGCGCCATTGCCGATACGGCAGAAGCGCCCAACATACACCTGTGTCACGAATGATCGAGGTCTACGAAAATGGATCTGTAGCCCGCCGAAGTTCAAATCTACGATCCACATGTCTCGCGCAGTCGACGTCAATTCTGCGTATGCAGCCCTGATCTGATGATCGAACAACCTAGCATTTCTAGCCATAGGAAATCTTTCCTTCTGATACGAGTATGGCCTGAGTCCTGAACACGGCCCTCGCGAAGTCCAACTGCACCTGAAGATCGCCTCGACCAATACGGTCAACGATTTCATGGCAGTACGCACAGCCCCACGCGCCGAAGATATCGAACGACTTCAGCCCCATCCCGCTGATGTCGATTTGCCGCCAATGGCACAAACACGTAGGCACGTTGTGGCAGCCCTCCAATCGAATCTGACAGACCCGATCTATCGCCTCGCTGCGTAGCTTTGTCTTTCGCGTAGTGCGCTTGCGGGGCATCTTTTTCGGCAACGCTGCCACTAGACTGCCCCCTTTGTGCTGCGCGCCGCGTCCTTGTGATCCTTCCAGAACGGATCAGGGTCCGGCACCTCGAATCCGTTCTCAGCGCTCTTGCGTTGGATGTACTCGTAGAAGTCGTAGAACCACAGCGTCGACATCAGGTCGCGCTTCCCGTCCTCGTCAGTCGTCGTCGTTCGGCGCGGTCGCTTCTTGATCCGCCCCATGACCTCGGTTTCGTTCCATCCGAAGAACTCGCCGCAGAAAAACTCGTGCAAGTCCTCGGGGTCGTTGCCGGTCTGGTCTAGCAGCGCCTTGTATGCGCATCCCCACAAGGCTTTGTTCTGGACGTCGCTGCGTGGCTTCTGGTACTGCTTGATTTCGACGACGAAGGTTCGCTTCGTGTCCAACCTCTCGATAGCCGCAATCGCATTGCGCGCCACGTTGAGGCGGTTGATGTCGCCCGCACGGAGGATGTAGCGCGGCGCGCTCACTTCGGTGACTCCGGGCTAGTCCAATGGATCGTGAGCGGGTTCGACAACTCAGCGCATGTCAGCACGCCAGTTCGGTACGCGCCCGTATCCAGATTGATCACGTTTTCGCTCGCGTGCGGTTGCTGCACGATCGTGTGGCCGATGAACACCTTGTCGACACCAGCAACGTGCACAGCCTTAGACCGCGCCCAAATCGCGCCGTCACGCACGTGCTGCGAAACAAGCCGTTCCTTGAACTCGGCCCAACTCTCGTAGCAGCAGCAGGCGTGCACGACTCCTACAAGCCCGCAGGGCGCGCCGATGTCGCACTCAATCTCGAAGGCGAACGGCAATTCCTCGAAAGCCTCTGCGATTCGCAACTGTTCTTCCAGCGAGCGCATGACAAACCATGCGCCGCCGTTGCTCGTCAGAAAGTTTGCGCCACTCTGCGTCGTAGCAAAGTCGATTGCCATCTGCTCATGGTTGCCGCGCAGGGCGTGGAACCACGGATGCCGCAGGTAGTCCACCGCTTGATGGCTCAGCACGCCGCGATCCACCAAATCGCCGACGCTGAACATGCGGTCGGTCTCGCAATCGAACCCGACTTGTGCCATCAGCGTATCCAGCAGATCGAACCGCCCGTGAATATCGCCCACGATGAAGTCGCGGCCAATCGTGTTGCGTTGAAACTTTTGAACTAGGTTCATTGCACGTTTGCCTCATATCCGTGAGCGCCATTCGCCCCGCCATCGTCCTGCACCGGGACGCACGTCCGATTCAACAGCGGCAGCGCCCTGTGATCGGCCTTCCCAAGGAACTGCGTCGAGTCAGGATCGAACCAAAGCTTGATCGCTGGTTCAATGCCGGTCTCGCGCTGCTTGCGGACATACAGCATCGTGTCTGCCTGATCAGCGTAGTCCGGATCAATTGGATTGCCAGTCTCTTTCGCGATACGAATTGCCGCCTCGCGCTTCTTGTTGCGCCAGACCTCGACGAGCGTATCGCACATGTCGATGATGCCGCCCGAACCCTTGACACCGAACTTGCCTGACGGCTTGTCTTCTGATTCACCTTTGCGCATATGAGCGACCACCGCTACATGTGTCCGTGTATCCCGCGCGAAGTCGGTCAACGTCTCAACGAAAGCTTTCTGCCCCGGAAAATCATCGTCGGCGAAACCGCACTTCGTGAGGTTGTCGAGAACAAAAAGCTCGATCCCATATCGCCTACGAGCGTATTCAAAGACCTCAAGAATTCTATCTGCCTTTGCGCGCCCTGCTACGTCAAAAGTCCAAAGCGATTCAGCCAAACATTGAACGATATGCCGCACGTACACTTCAGTTGGATCGCTGCGCGCAGCGATCTGTCGAGCCATTCGCATGAGCCATTTCGACGTTCGAAACTCCATCGAGGCGACGCAACAAAGCACCCCATCACAAGCCAATGATCCGACGATGTGGCTGACCACGGCGCTGTTGTGCGTGGGGATCATTGTTTCGCCAGCCAAGTACATATGGCTCTTAGAATTCACTTGGATACATTTGACTGGCACTGATTCTACCGGCTGACATCCAACTATGAATCGGTGCTTGACTCGATCTGAAATTACTTTGCGAAGCCGTGCCGCTTTGCGAGGTAGAGTCGCGACAGGCAAATCCGGCGTGAACGTGATCCGGTACTTGGGGCCACAATCCTTCCCATACAGCATAGCCCGTCCGCCGATCATCTTGGCCTGAATGCCGAGCGACAGGACAAGCTCAAGAACTGCATCGGCAAGTCGCTTGTTTGTGTTTGTGAACTCGCATCTTCCGTATGCAGTGACGTGTCCATCAGTGTCCATCAGCCCCTGCAGAAGCGCTAGTCGCTGCTCGAAACTGGCTCTCAAATAAATCGCAGGGATATGCTTGTTGCCTAAGACTCTCGCCGTCTTTAGTCCTCGGACAAAGTGGCCTCCCGTGATTCCGTATCCGTACGGAGATGAAAGTTTCGTAACAATGTGCCCAGCCCTTGTGAACCTCTGAACTATCTCGGTGTCAGCGGTGGTTATCGCTGAACTGGCTGTCGTCCCATCGCCAAGCCAAACACCAAGCAAGTAAGGGTCGACTGGCAATTCGACTAGTTCGCACTGAAGGGGGCCAGAAACTTGAATGCTATGCTCCGAAAGCCCTTCCCAGCAGCCGCCAGTTACGAATACGCCGCTGGCGATTTGAGCTGTCGTGACAATGGATGGCTTGGTTCTCTTGTGGCTTTGGTCGCTCCCAAATCTTTTTGTGGCGCCCCCTTCGAGACGGCTGTTCATCTTGGCATTGCGAAAGCTTTGCCTGGCTTTTGCTGTGAAAGTAAGCCATTCGTGTTCAGCGTCGGCCACAATTTCCGAGCCGTCAGAGAATGTGATTTTGAAGACCGGCCGTTCTAGCATCACCGCTGTTTGCGCAACGACCTCGCACGGCATCCCGTTTTCGTCAAAAACCCAATCCCCCGGTTTCAAGTCACCCATCGTCGACCAGCCAGAGGGCGTCGGGATTCTTGTGTCCAAACTGAGCGCTTTCCCGTGCCCGTTCACACCCGCCCAAAAAGACGTCTCGCCGGCCCTGAGCAAAAGCGAATCGTGTGTTTTCCGCCAAGGGAGTCTCAGGCCTTCGTCAGTGCGGTTGAACTCGGCCCACACCGCATCCTCGAACTCGCCAGCATTGCGAAGTTCGGCGGGGTCCAGCGTGCGAGCGCGCTTCTTTGCTGCCGCCATGTCCTCGACGGTGAAGCCATCGATCAGGCATTGGTTCGCGTCCTTGCGTGGCAGTTCGACTATACGGCAGCGCTCACGGCCGAGACGACTGACCAGTTCAGCAACCGCCTCCTGTCCAGACTTGTCCATGTCCATGGACAGGTACAGCACGTCATAGCGCGCAAGCCTGTCGAACTCATTTGGCACCCACTGCTGCTTGTTGCCACCGCCGCCTCCGAACGGAACCGATAGCGCGGCATGACCGAATGTGTGCCATGCCAGTGCGTCTAGCTCTCCCTCACAGAGCACCAATTCGCGCTGCGCTGCCGGGATAGCCTGCCAGCCGAACAAGCACGGCTCGCACTCTGAGTCGGTCCAAAAGGTTTTCTCAGGCGCTCCGCGATATTTCGCCGCGAGCAATTCGCCATCACGCAGGTATGGGAACATCAGCGCGACACCGCGCCCGGTGGCCTTCGTCGCGAGCTTGTACGCCGCAATCGTTGCCGGCGCGATCAATCGTACTTCGGTCAGCCATGCATAGTGCTCGTCGCTGAGCTTGCTGACGTTCTCCTTCGTCGGGCGTTTGTAGGCTGGTTTCGGATTCTCGACGCGATGTTCAGCGACGCCAAGATACGCAATCGCTTCCTCGCATGCCTCCCGCAAGTCCAGATTCGCTACAGCCATCCATAGCCCGATAAGGTCGCCGGTATCGCCAGTACTGAAATCAGCCCATGCTCCGGCACGATCGCCACTGAGGCAAACGCCAAGAGATTCCCCAGCCTCGCCCCCGACGCTGCCCACTTTCCATTCCCGCCCGTGGCGCTTCCCGTTCGGCAGAAGTTTCCGCGCTACATCCTCGGCCTGTCTCGCCAGCAGCTTTGCTATCTCGGTCGCGCGCATCAGATGCCCTGCAAGTGTTCGGGGAGTTCGTGGGGTTGTTGTCGGAACAGGCCATCGTTCCAGCGCTCGCCATTGATCCAAGTCGACGCATGCGGGATGTACTTGCCCCCATCGCTGCGCCAGTCATCTGACTGCGTTTGCTTCGCCACAGCGGCCATGATGATTTTCTGCATAGCCGCATCTGGTGCGAGCTTCGCCCAAGCTTTCGCGGCATCCTTGCGTCCGCTGCTGCGTGGATACGCAGACCAGAACTCGACGAATCCAGGAGGGTCTTCCAACCGGTTTTGGCGCCGATTCGGCGAAGCCGATGAGGAAGTCTTTTTATCTTCTTTCTCTTCTCTTCTCTTCTCTTCTCTAGAGCGTAACGTTACGTCACGCGTTACGTTACTAACGCAGTCCACTGAATCGTCACGCGTTACGCCACCTTGTGACGCCGCCAAAGCTTGCTTCAGGCGGTCCCGATATCGGCGCTGGCGCTCAGCAGCGGAAGATGGGGTTTTTTCAGCGGGATCAACGTTGTAGTCCTCGAAAAAGCGCGGGAAAGTTACCCCCGTTTCAGTCTCAACAACCCACCCTACAGAGGCCATGGCGGAACCGAAACCAGGCAGGTCGGCGATGTCATCAAGCACTTCAATCGTCGCCATTTGGCACACAAGATCGTCACCGTTGCGCTTTCCGCGCAACCTCATAACACCCCATACCGTTACGAGCGCACCAACGGTCGCGTTACGCGTTACGTTACGCGTTACACTCATGTCACACCCTGTGTTTTGGTTCACGTAACGCGCAAGCTGCCCATCGCCGGAGTCCAAAATTTCAGCGATCAGACATACCTTCGGATCACGATAGAGGTCAGTCCGCATCTTGATCCAATCGCAGGCCATCAGGCAGACCTCAGCCCAAGGACACGGAAGGCGATCTTGACGAGGCAAGCGGGAATACGGCGGCGATGGTATGCGCTCATGACGCGTGCTTTCACACGCGTTCGCCATGGCTCTAGGTGAGCTTCAGCCGCCGCGATTTGCTCGGGCGTGTGCTCACGGTCGCACTCGGCTATTGCAGCGCGGATGTGCTCAAGCTGCCGAAGTCGTCTAGCTTCGGGCATTTCACCGGGGGGCGAAGGGATTTTGTTCATGTGGCAGGCTTCCTATGGTCCTTGGAAGTTGCGCACGCAGCCCGTAGGACTCGGGTTGTCCACCGGTAGCTACTCCGGCGTTAGCGGTGCGCTGTGAAGTTGTTCGGGCGTTTCGCACGGTTCAGCGTGCGATGACGGCCACTATGCTGAACATGGTGATGGCGCAACCACATATCGCGCCCATAGCTAAGAGCCAGCAGTCGCGGATTGCCTGCGCATTCCTCTGGACTTTGCGCTTGTCCTCACGGCGACATGCAGCCCATCGCTGAGCGTTAGCGGGCGGAGGTCCGGGCGGCATTGGGAACGGCATCATGCGTCACCGCGGATCGGGACGAACGCGAATGCTTTAGGCCGGGCTAACCGCAAGAACATGCGTCGCGCGTCCGGTATGCCTCGGATACGCCACTCGCTCACAGACGGCGGTTGGCATCGACAAAGCCTTGCAGTGGCGAACGTTCCGCCAATCGCATCAATGACTTCGCCATCGGTTGGTTCCCGCATTCCGGGCGGTGGAATCTTCGGTTTTCGATTGGTCATGCCGCGATGCTAGGCCCGCCTCAGTAGACTGTCAACTGGTCAAGCCAGTTCAATTTCGCCGAACTCGAAAATAGTTGTTGACACGCAGCGTAGGTTGACCTAATGTTCACCCACGGTCACCGAACGACCGTCAAAAGGGGACCGACATGAAGGGTCAGCACACGCAAGGTCAATGGCGCGCTTGGCATACCGGTTTCACGGCCGCGCCGTTCGTGATCTATACGGGCGACGCCGAACCTACGCTCGACGAGAAAGGCCATCTGGTGATGGCGCCGGAATCGATTTACATCGGCGAGTTTTCGTCGCAGACGATGCGTCTCGATGAGCGCGACAACTGGATCGACGAAGCCAGCGCCAATGTGCGCCTCGTTCTCGCTGCTCAGGGCATGGCCGAAGCGCTCAAGTACCTGACTGAAGTCCTGCCGGTCTTCCACACGCTGCATCCAACCGATCGCGACACGGCCATTCGCATGGCGCATGAAGCTATCGCCGGCCTGAAGTAATCAATCCAACCGCGCCACGGACGGCTCTTGCGAGGGAAGCGAAGATGAAAACCCCAAGCTCAAACGACATGTTTCTTGCCGCTCAATGGCTGGAAATCAGCCAGGATGCGGAAGACGCAGAAGCCTGCCTTCGGGTGGCCGCTTGGCTAAGAAAGAAATCAGATGAAGCCGATGCGCGGGTCGCCAAGGCGAACAAAGCTCGACAGCCGCAGTAACCACCACCCGGCCAAGGATGGCCGCAATCAAGGAACACCACATGCAAGTCATCATCACGGAGCGCCCAGACAGCTACGCCGGATACTTCGATGTTTCTTTTCTGGCGCAGGGTCGCGAGAAGGCGTATCTGGACCTATCGCAGCGATCCTGCCATTTGATGAAGGATGGGACCGTCATCAGTAACCACAGGCCGCTTGATCCCGGCAACATCGTCGATTCGGCCATGCTTTCGGCCATCGCGAAGTTCCTGAAGGAGAAATGAAATGAGGGTTGTAGAACACGGCGCAGAATTTCCGGCGACTGAGTACGAATACCTGTGCAATGGCTGCGGGTGCAGGTTCTTCGCAAAAGACGCCGAGGGGTGGAGAAACCGAGCAACACTGCACCGCTATTGCAATTGCCCGGAATGCGGACATGAAGTTGTTGGCCGCTACGACAACTGATCGCGTAGTAACCCGCCACAGCGCCTTCGAGAGGGCGCTGCATCGGTCTTATTGGATGGACAGAGGATCATGCCGACTAAGCATCAGACAGACTCGTATCGGACGATCGGCGGCGTTCGCTGGCCGTGTTGGGGCGACTTGTGCGACGAAGCGCAGGAGAGAGAAGCGGCTGAACTGAGGCGCCAAGGCATTCGGCTCCGGATCGAGCAACACGCCGGCTACAAGCGGGCATTCGTCCATCCAGACGACCGCGCGGAACTCGGGCGCCTGAGCGGCATAAACGAAGTTGTTCGCGGGCTTCGCGGCATGGCGCTCGCGGCTGCACTTCGCGGGGCGAAATGATGCGCCATTACGACGGCAGCCTGAGGTGGGATCGCGTCGAAGCTAGCCTTCGAGCGCGCGGCTACGTGCTTGAGTTCGCATGCATGGCGAGCTACGGGCACATTCCCGGCGACCTCGGCTACACCGGCCGCGAGAATGGATGGGAGCTGCGGCGCAAGATCAAGGCGTGGTGCGCCGCGCACGGGATCGCCGACTACGAGATTCTTCGGAACACCAGCTACCTGAAAGACCTGCATGGGGCGTTCGTGTACGAGTTGTGGGTGAAGCCCAGCACCCCGCCCTAGCGCATTCCCCGGAGTGCGCTAGATCGGTCGTGTTGACCATCAAGAGGATTCGAAATGGCAATGACGAAAGCCGAGCGCAAGGAATTCGAAGACGTTCGCAATGAATTGCGTATCTATCGCGCGCTGCGGTGGACGGCGCCGGTTGCTCCGGATGTTCCGAAGCCGGCCGGAGGCACATCCAGAGAAACCAGCGGCTATGTGTTCAACGCCTATTCGCGGTGCGTCGATCCTGCATGGAGTACATGTGTGTCTCACGGCCTACGCAAGAAGACTCGTGACGGCAGCGGGTCACAAAACGGCATCGCGCTCTATTCTACCGAACTGCTGGCCTACAAGGGCATGCGGGCCGCGATGGAACTGCGCTTTGCTCACGAGCTTGCGGTTATTGATGACAAGATTCGCGAGCTTTCGGGAGGCGACGTCCCGTGAACGAAGCTGAGAAGGTGGCCGTTGAGCGTCTTGAAGCCAACGCGCGCCGCAACCTGAAAGCCGCGATCGAGACGATGCGCAACGCGTTGTATGAAGCGAAGCGGGCGGTAGAAGTCGGAAGTGCCCTCCTTGCCACGCAGCACGTCATGCACGAACTGGCGTGGGGTCATGCCAACGTAGTTAGCTCAATCGATGCGGCGATGCATTACCTCGACGATGCGCGCGATTTCATGACTGCGGCCAAAGGAGAGTAACGATGGGAACGATCATCCATAACGCACTGCTGATCACGACGGATGGCGAAGGCGTCTTTGCCGAAGTCGTCGGCGAGGCCATGCGCCTCGGACTGGAAGTCATGGATCAGCCGGAGTGGGGCATCAATGGCACTCGCTCTGTTCTGATACCAACAAGCGGCTCAAAAGAGGGGTGGGAACCAGCCGAGGATCATAAGGAGCGTATCAAACAACTCAAGCACTGGTTGCGCGTCAGCCCGGCGACGCGAAACTCAGCCGATGGCTGCTATGAATGGCTGCACCTGAACTACGGCGAGACGGAAGACGGGCCGGTGATCATTGATCACGGGATACGTTAGCCATGACCCGCGAAGATCAACTTGTGCACCTGTCGGCGGCAGTTCTGCGCTGCCCTGCGGTGGCATGGAACTCAGGCCCGGATGCGATTGCCGATCAAGCAGTAGAAGTTGCGGCCAAGATTCTGGAACGCATCGAGCGGGTCGCATACCGCCACAACAACTACCCAGGCTAGGAGAACGAAGTGGGCAGAGAAGTGCGTAAGGTGCCGGCGAACTGGCAGCACCCAAAGTATACCGCAGACAATGCCCCGTTCCCCACGGCGGTTGGCCGCTATATCCCGATGCTCGACAAGAGCCACGCAGTGGCCTTGCACGAATGGCGCACCGAACATCTGCCGAAATGGATGGCTGGATTGCAGTTGTGGCGCAAGGAAAAGAAGGTGCGCAGACACAGCGACGAGACATGGACTATCGAAGAAGCGATAGCGGATGCCGCGCGCAATGGCCGTGCGCCTCGCGGTAGGCCGCCATACACGTGGTGGGCGGGCGAATGTCCAGATCAGCCAAAACCGGAGCACTACATGCCGGATTGGCCGGAAGCGGAACGCACGCACTTCATGATGTACGAGGACACATCCGAAGGCACGCCAATCAGCCCCGCATTCGAGACGCCGGAAAAACTCGCGCAATGGCTAGTCGACAACAAGGCGAGCGCGTTCGGCGGCGAGACGGCTACATACGAGGGATGGCTGCGAGTTGCGCGCGGCGGGTATGCATGCAGTGCAGTTTCAGTCGGCGGGAATTTGGTCAACGCTGTGGATGGGCTGACTGACATAGAAAATCAGAAGTGACCTATGCCTGCCGCTTTTCGAGGCGGCAGGATTGGAGTCACTACAGAGAGGGGAAGAATGTGGCAACCGATGCACAAACAGTTCTGCAGGACGTCGCCGACTGGTTCGGCTTGGGACGCGATTTCGCGCGTAACTCGGTCGAACAGTGGGAACATCTGGCGGACGAATACTACGCGGAAACGGGGCGGCTGCGGCCGGGCAAAGATCCGAGTGCTGTAGCAATGCTCAGTGAGGACGAACGCCGTGCCGAACACAAGCTTTGGCAGGCATGGTCGGAGCAGCGCAAGGAGGCATTGTTTGAGCGCGTCCGTGCGGCATTGCAAACCCTAGAAGGAGACACGTGATGACCGAGAATTTCACGCCCGGCCCATGGCGATGGTGGACGAGCAATTCAGTTCGCCGTCTGTCGTCGGACGTCACAGGCAAAGCCGGGGATGTGGTGTATGCGTACGCGCTGCGCGATGGTGGTGCGGATATCCAGATCAAACCGGAAGACGCCGCACTCATCGTAGAGGCTCCCATACTTTACCGCGAATTGGCGGAACTGGTTCAGGCGATCGACGATGGCGAAGCAGTCGACAACTGCTGGACTAAAACGGCACGCGCGGCGCTTGCTCGCGCTCGTGGAGACTCGACGTGAGCCTCAAGTTTTGCCCTGACTGTCGGCATTCCGAAAGGCGGGAACCACAATATGCGAGGTGTTACCACCCCAGCGTTCGTCGCCCCGATGGCACCTATCCTTTCACATCGGTGTGCAGAATCAGTGATTGCGGTCGGGACGCAAGATATTTCGAGGCTCGAACTGATTCGGGCGCGGAGTCTGACCGCCATAGGTTGCAGAGACTGAAAGGCCCTCTGCGACTCGCGTTGATCTGGGTTAAGACCTTCGTAGTTGCATTGTTCCGGAGAAACACATGACCACCACCCGCGAAATCCTGATTGCGGCTCGGGCGAAGATTGAGCGGCCGGAGTGCTGGACGAAGGGCAAGTATGCCCGCGACAAGGACGGAGAAAGTGTCACACCGAACAGCCGCAGCGCAGTTTGCTGGTGCGCGATAGGTGCTGTGCACGCAGCATACCCTTCGGATGCTGAGCGGACCCTAATTCGCTTATCTTGGTTTGTTCCTACCAAGGGGGGAATCTCCACGTATAACGACTACCCAGAAACTACGCATGCCGACATTCTGGCGCTCTACGACCGCGCGATAGCCTCACTACCGGAGGATGCGCCATGATCGCCAAAGGCTCCTGCTGGACATGCGAGCGTGGCCGCTGCATTGTGGTCGAGTCCGATGCGTCACACGTCTACGTGAGGTCGCAACTGCGCGGGCATCTGGGGCCGTTGCGCCGAATCCCTGTCGTGGAGTTCCAGCGCGATCACCGCCACGTCTATGCGCCGAAGCGCGAGGCCGCGAAATGATCAAGGCCGATATCGAGGCGCCGCGTGAGCGTCCAATCCTTTTCAGCGCGCCGATGGTGCGCGCGATTATCGCCGGCCAAAAGGTGCAAACGCGCCGCTGTGCCCCTATCGAAAATCTGGAATTTCGTGAGCATGACGGCTTGGTTGGATGGAGCGTCAGCTTCACGAAACCGATCCGTGGGGTTCACGCCAGCCACAGCGGCGGTCCTTTCTCAATTGAGGAAGCGAATCGGATTGTCGCTCAGGACTTCTGCCCATACGGCCGAATCGGAACGAGGCTATGGGTGAAAGAGACTTGGCGCCCGAACATCATACATTCGCATGGAATGAACGCTTGCGACTGCGACGCGGTGTCGATCAAGTACGCGGCAGACGGCCATAGCGAGGACTGGGAAGACGTCGATTTACCAGAAGAATGGACGATGCCGAAAGCAGCGGAGCGTGGCAATGTGTCGCCGCTGTTCATGCCGCGCTGGGCGTCCCGCATCACGCTCGAAATCACCGACGTGCGATTGCAGCACGTGCAGGATATCAGCGAGGAAGACTCGGCTGCAGAGGGGTGTAAGGCAAGTTCATTCCCTGGGCCGTGGTGGCAGGGGTACCGAGATTTCGGCGATGGCCGACTAATCCACCAACAGGCGATTGGCGAGCACGCGCCAGCGTGGATGATAGAGCCGAAGAAAGGTGCGGAAACCAAGCACTTGGATCGCTCGGCGAAAGAAGCATTTAGCGCGTTGTGGGACTCTATCAACGGCAGAAAGCCGAACTATCGCCCGGCTCGCTTAGGCGAACACGGCTACCCGCATCGCATGGTTCGCGACGGCTGGGACGAATCCTGCGCATGGGCTGCGAACCCTTGGGTTTGGGCGCTGACTTTCGCGAGGGTTTGATGAGGGTGCCGATCGAGATTCGCGTAATACGTTTCGTCTGCCCGTATTGCCATCGCGGGCATTCAAAGCGTGCTTCAGCGGAGAGCCACATCGCCAGATGCTTCGCGAATGCCGCTGTACACGCCTGTAGGACGTGCGAGCACTACTGCAAAGCCAGCGGCCACGGCGAGGAATACGAGGCTGCTGGTTGCGCCGAAGGCCACAGCGATAGCCTGCCGAAAGGCTGCGAGGAATGGCAAGAAAAGAAAGTCGAAAAATAGTAGGATTGCCTATTGACAGGCGCGTAAGTACGGACTAGTCTGAGCTTGCAGGAACGGTCAACTAGAGAGGGAACAATGAAATTCGCCGCCGCTATCTCCGCCATGTTCCTGTGTCTGGCAAGTTCTGCCGCTACCTCCCAGACGGCAAAGCTTGTCATCGTCAACGGCGCCGACCGCTACGAAAGCACGGTTGTCGTGCTCAACATCACGCCGGGCCTGACGGTCACGGTCGTGACGGATCGAATGTTCGCGAACGGCTTCGATGCTCCGCAGCGCGCTTCCCCTGGCGCCTTGACGTTGAGTCCGTCGAAGTCGAAGCGAAATGCCGCCGAGAGCGGCCCGAAAGCGCCGGTTCCGGGGATCGGTGAGCGTCGGTGACATAGGGACAAGTCTGGGGCCGTGTGCGCGGCCCCAGCATGGAGACAAGGTATGTTGCGCTGGTTCCGAAAGCTGTTCCGCAAGAGTTCAAAACTGCCGTTCCGCCCACTCACCAGGATCAAATAGGAGGCGTCATGAGCATTACCGCAGCACTGAAACGTTTCTTCGGCCCGAAGCCGACGCCTTCTCAGCTCGCCTACAAGCGCGTTCTCAACGTGCTCAAGGGGAAAGCCGATGGCGCCAAGATCGCGCAAGCTCAGGCCCGTGCGGCTCGCAGCGTTCGCGCCGGAGTCCATATCGATGAGGCCGTCAACCGCGCCCGCATGTGGGCGCTCAACGCGACCGACCATTTCAACCGTCCGGCCTGCTAACAAGTTCACGGCGGCGCGCCGCATCAGGGCACCTCCCCTCCCCCGTGCGCGGTCCCGTGTGGCGCGTTGCCAACTAAATCGTCGAGATTTTTCAATGTCGGATTTCTATTACCAGAGAATGCAGTGGATCGCCAAGAATGAGATGGTGCCTTTCTTCCGGTTCCTGGTTTTCTTGTGCTTGGTTACTCTGCTGATAGACACTTGGGTTGTTCTGTTTGCCCCTTGGCGTTTTGGTTGGGCGACAGTAGCCAGCGCTGTTTGTGCCTTGGCGGGGGCATATGGCCCGTTGAGCCAGTTGAGGTGGGTCCGCCGCAACAAAGCCCGGTTTGAATCCGGCGCTGAATGAGGGTCGCAACGTGAGCACAGCAATCTTGGAATTTCTGCTGGATTTCCTGACCGAACTGGAACAGATTGTGCCGCCTCCGGCCGGTTGCCACCATGCGATTCTTCGGAGCCAATATGGTGACGAAGTAATCGGATGGGAAGACCGCCTTACCGCGCAGGTCAACGTCGAAGGCAAGTTCTACGCGTTCTTTCTCGACGCCGACGATTTCGAGAACCCGCATAAGCTCGCTGACGTGATCGCGTTCATGCTGAGGACGAACAAAGGCAGCGCCCAAGTTAGCGACATCATGGGACAGTTCACCATGGCCCAAGTCAACGTGGGCCGCGCCTCTAACCGAAACACCGAGTGAAGTGAATTCTGGGCAGTCGGCGGCGGGAAGCCCCCGCTATTTCGAAATCAAGTGGTTGTAGAGACCGATCGGTACTGCCTAAGTACTGGCATATGCCAACAGGGCTGAAAGGCCGTCTGCGGTAGCAGGCCGTAATAACCAATATGCAGTGGCGCGACATCGGTCGCTGCGGTATGGGTCTCAAAGCCGGAGTAGCGTCCGGCCCGACTGTCCAGACCTCAAGTCACTCAAGCAACGAGGGAATCGCTATGTCGTACTGCCGTTTCAGCAGCGACGATTGGAAGTCGGATATCTATTGTTGCGAAACCGTTGATGACACCTTTATGGTCGTTATCGCGGAAGTCCGCATCAATGGTGCCGAACGCACGCCGATAGGGCTGCCGCATGATGGCGAGAGCCGAGTCTACAAAACTGCTGGCGAATGTGCCAATGGCCTTGAGGCACTACGTGCGCTCGGTTACCACGTCCCACAGCACGCCATCGACCGATTACGAGAGGAAGCAAAATGTTCTTCCGCAGTTTGACGTTCGTGCGATTCAGCGAGGCAGTCGCCGAGAGCTTGGCCGAACTCGAAACGCATCTGGCCGAGAAACGGCTTCGCCCATGCGGACCGCTGGATCTTTCGACCACAGGCTTCGTGTCGCCGCATGGGCGGCATGAAGAAGCGTTGACGCACCGCGTCGGCAACTTCTTGCTTGTCGCTATCGGCGAGGAACGCAAGATTCTCCCGTCTGGCGTGTTGAAGGAAGCACTGGCGGAACGGCTGCGCAAGATCGCCGAGACCGAAGACCGTCAGGTTGGCGCGAAGGAACGCAAGCAGATCAAGGAAGACGTGCTTACCGAACTGTTGCCGCGCGCCTTCGTCGACTACAAGCGAACGTTCGCGTATCTCGATCTGCGCGGCGGCTGGCTGGTCTGCGATACCGCGACTGCTGCTGGGGCCGAGAAGATCATCTCTGAACTGCGTGACGCCGTGGGGACGTTCCCTGTGGAACCGGCGTGTCCCGAGGAATCCCCGCGCACTCTGCTGACCGATTGGGCGATGCACGGCAAGCTGCCTGCTGGCCTCGCACTCGGCGAAGAAGTCGAACTTCGCGATCCAGCCGAAGGTGGCGGCATCGTCCGCTGCCGGCGCCAAGACCTCGAAACCGACGAAGTGCGCGAACACCTGAAGACCGGAAAACAAGTCTTCAAGCTCGGCCTCACCTTCGATGATCGCATCAGCTTCGTTCTGGGTGAAGACCTTGCCGTCCGCAAGCTACGCTTCTTGGATGTCGTGCTCGACGAACTCGGCAATTCCGAAACCGACTCGGCTTCCGCAAAACTCGACGCCCGCATGGCGCTGATGACCTTGGAGGTCGAACGCCTCTTGAACAAGCTCGACGAATGGTTCGGGCTGCCACGCCCGGAAGATCGATGATCAAGCGTTGACCTCAGCGCCCGCCGGTAAACTGGCATGTCCTCGCGGAACTAACATCGACGACGCCAAGGCGTGCTAGCCCGTAGGGCGCTGACTTGAACGCTTACCCAAACGCGTGCGATGGCGCGCAGGAGATTCGACGTGGGCTACTCCACAGAGTTTGAAGGTGAGTTGAAGTTCGCGCATGCGGTGACGGTTTCGGAGCTACAAGCCTTAGCCGGGATTCTCGGCGAGGACTGCCGCGATCATCCGGAATGGGGACCGGCTGCGCGCTATCTGTACCACGTTGACCTTGAGCTTACCAAGGACTATTCCGGGCTGAAATGGGATGGCTCCGAAAAGACATATGAACTTGAGCGCATCGTCAACCTCGTCACGATTCTGTTGCGCAAGGTCAATCCGGAGTTCCGGTTGAGCGGTGCACTGATGGCAACGGGCGAAGAAGCTGGCGATGTCTGGCAACTCGTGATCAACGACGAGGGGGTCGCTAGCCGCGAAAAGATGGTCGTCGTCGGCATCGTGCAGTGCCCGAACTGCGATCACCGGTTCAAGCCAGGATGAAACCGCATCTGCATGCCAAGCTCAGCGCGCGAAAGTTCGGCGGACGGATCGAGGACTATATGGACATCCACGAGTTCATCGATTCCTCGAAAGTCGCGGTGCCGGATGTGAGACATCGCGCGATGCTGCACAGTTCGTGGGGCATCTACCTCGTCGCTACAGTATTCGGCCCGCTGCGCCAGAACAGCGATGGAAAGACCTACAGCACCAGGGACGTTGCCGAGGAACACATCCTGCAAGACCTCGGGTTCATCCCGACGCTTGAGAAGTGGCTGGGAACTATGCCCATCGAAGGATGGATGTCAGGCACGCGTAAGCGCCGCCAAGTAATGCAATTCCACAACGAGGACTGATCATGTTGGAAGAACTGAAAAACGTAGCGGCCGAAGCCGCGAAAGCGCGTGCGGATTTCATCGAGCGCACCAAGGAACAATTGAAGCCGGCGTTCCTGTCGGTGCTCGACGCGCACCCCTGCATAAAGGCGTTCGGCTGGACGCAGTACACGCCATATTTCAACGATGGTGCGCCATGCGAATTCAGGGTGAACGACGTTCACGCATCGTCTGCCGATGAGCGTGACGATGACATCTACGGCGAGGGCTGGGAAGAGTTCTACGGCGAGGCCAAGGAAGGTTTCACCCAAGAGGCTTGGGACGCGCTGAAGGAACTTCAGGACATCATCTCCTCTGCGGGGGACGCGATGGAGTCGGCCTTCGGTGATCACGTCGTGGTCATCGTCACCCGCGAAGGCGTGACCGTCGATGAGTACGAGCACGACTGAAGCCTGATATGCAGATCGCGTGCGCTTACTGCGGTGCGGTTTCCGAGAAGCCAGTGGGCGCCGTTAACCGTGCCAAGGCTGCAGGCGCGCGTCTGTTCTGCGACAGGGAATGTGCGGGCTTCGGAAGGCGGCAGCACAAGACCGAAGCGCAGTTGAAGGCCGAGAAACGCCAGTACGATGCGGAGTACCGAGTGAAGAACCGAGCGATGCTGAAAGTGAAAAAGGCCGCTCGGTTCAAACTCACGTACGACCCTGTGAAAGCTGCGGTCGACCGCAAGAAAACGATGCCCCGCCACGTCGCATACTGCCGGCGTCCGGAGTACAAAAAATCCAAGTCGGAATACGACAAGGTGCGCCGAGCCAAGCAACAGTTCGGCGAATTTTGGGAGGCGTTTCTGGCGCTATCCGCGCTCGACACCGAGATAGCCAAGCAAGCGACCAAGTACGAAATCATGCTGATCAACGGCACATTGAACAAGACCAACCGGAGGAAACGTGACTACGAAAGAACTCAACGCAACGGCGCTTAAAGAAGCGCTCTGGGACACGCTGCAGAAGCTCAAGACGGGCAACGAAGACCCTAAGGGCGGCATTCTTCCGGCTCAAGGCGATGCCATCGCTGCGCAGGCGAGAGAAATTCTGCGCACCGTCAAAGTGCAGTTGCAGATTTGCTCGCAGGGCAAGCGCAACATCCCGACAAGCGTCATCGACTTCGCCGAGAAGTAGCGAAATTCCTGTTGACTGAAAGAATAGGTGAGCCTACTATCCTTGCATGGGTTCAGATGAGCGAGCGACATGAGCAAGCAAGACGTGATCGACGAGAACCCGGATTTCGCAGCATTCTGCGCGGAGTTCGGGAACTCTGCTGGTATCGAAGTGCTGGAGCGGATCGCCGACGCGGCTTGGTCGTACGATACGAAGCGCGAGGATATCCAGTTCTGCCAGCGGCACCAGATCAACGCGTGCAACCATATCTACGGCGGCCGCATCCGATACGCGGCGCGATGGTATGGATTCGTGATCGAGTCCGGAGACCGGAATGGGACCGTGGTCATGGAATGGGGCAGCGAAGACGACGTGTCCGGCTGGTTCAGTGAGCCGAAGCCGACGATTTATTCGCTCGTCCCGACTGACGATTCGCTCGGAATCTATCGGCCGGAGATGTTTCGCGTCTACCTGCAGTGGCAGAAACAGAAGTGGTTCGCCGAAATGCATAGCGGCTACAACTACGACAGGCATTTCGCGCCGGGCTGCAAGACCGAGGAATACTGGCGCGGTGCGGCGACAAAGAAGGGATTGAAGTTCGTGACCTCGACGGAGCGCGATGAAGTCGTGACCAGGTTCAACAGCATAACGGACGCGGAGCGGGCAGAGTGGATTCAGACCACGGAAGCGCTTGCTGCACAGTGTGCCGAAGGAGCCAAGGTATGAGCACCGAGACTCCATCGTTGGGCCGATTCACATGCAAATTTTACGCTGACATGGTGGGGCTGGAAAGCGTTACGGGACAAGCCTCTGGGGGCGAAAAGGATGCGGCGCTGCCCGCTATCTACCTAGGCCGGCCACAAGGATGCAGAGTGATCCGCTGTAGCGACATGGAAGGGTTCTATTTTCTGACATGGAACGATGAACGAAACGAATGGGTTGAGGGTATAAAAACGCCTTGGCCTGAAGGACTTCAAGCATGAGCACCGAACTGCAACCGATCGACCGTGCCAGAACGGCTCTTGCATCCACGATGCGAGCGGAACTGCTTACCGAAATGGTCAAGGACTCTGCGGCGATCGTAGAGATTACGAACGCAGATGGCCGCAAGGAATGTCACGCGGCGCGGATAAAGCTGAAGAACACGCGAGTCCTGATCGCCAAGGCCGGGAAGTCGGCACGCGAGGATGCGGCAGCGTTTGCCAAGGCCGTGATAGCGGAGGAAGCGCGGCTTATCGGCTTGATCGAGCCTGAGGAATCTCGACTGCAGGCAGTGCAGGACAGGTGGGATGACGCCATTGCCGCAGAGAAGGCCGCGAAGGAAAAGTCCGAGGTTGACCGCGCCGCTGCGATTGTGGCGCGGATCGATGCGGTTAGGAACCTGCCGGTGTCGATGCTGGGGGCAACCTCTGAGGCTATCGCGGGCAAGATTCACGACGCCAAGGGCGTGGACTTTTCGGACATCGAAGGTCCGGCGAGGATCGTTGCCGACAAGGCGCTTGCGGATGCGCTGGAACGCCTGCAACAGATGCACGATGCCGCTGTGGCATCGGAACTTGAAGCCGTGCGACTAGCTGAGCAACGGGCAGAACTTGAACGCTTGGCAGCGGAGCAAGCGGAGCGCGACCGCATCGCTGCGGAAGCCCGCGCGGAAGCCGACAGGATCGCGGCAGAGGAACGGGCGCGTCTGGCAGCGGAGGCCAAGGCCACCGCAGATGCCGAGGAAGCCGAGCGCCGCGCCCGCCAGGAGCACGAAGATGCCGAGAGGGCCGCAGCCCAGGCCGAAGCGGATCGAATCGCCGTAGCCGCGCGTGCGGCGCAGGAAGCGGCATTCAAGGCCGAGCAAGCCCGCCAGCAAGCGGAAATGGCTGAGAAACAGCGCCAGTTGCGTGAACAGCAGGAAGCCTTGGCGCAGCAGACCCGCGAGCAAGAGGAACGAGCACGCGCCGAAAGAGAGGCTAAGGAAGCGGCAGAACGTGCGGAGCGGGAGGCGCGAGAAGCGGCCGAACGCGAAGCTGTCGCAGCACGTGAGAAGGCCGAAGCGGAAGCTGCAGCAGCGGAACGGGAACGCGCGATTCGCGAAGCAACGCTTGTCGAAGCCGCGTCGGAAGCCGAAACCCTCCTGATCGAACTCGGCTACGCCGACCACATCGTCACTCTCAAGCTCGGCGCTACGCTGCGCCGCGAAACGGAATAGGATGTCATGAACGACACGATTGAAGGTACCATCGAACCTACAGGAACGGCGGTCACCGTTTCGAATACGGCAGCGCAGCCATTGGCGAAGACGCCATTTGAGCTTCTAGCTGTGGCTGCCGCGCGCGGCGCCAGCATGGACGAGCTGTCAAAGTTCATGGACTTGGTGGACCGCTACGAAGCCAAGCAGGCTTTGAACGCGTTCACGGCTGCGATGGCTGCGTTCAAGACTGAAGCGATCCAGATCATCAAGAGCAAGCGAGTCAGTTATCCGACTCGCGGCGCTGATCCTACCTCTTATTCGCACGCCGAGCTTTCGGACGTGACCGACGCCGTTATTCCAGCCATGGCGAAGCATCAGCTTAGCCACAACTGGCGCCCGACTCAGACTGAAAAGGGCATCACGGTTACCTGCGTTGTCCGGCATGCGCAGGGCCATAGCGAGGAAACTACACTGACCGCCGGCCCTGATACGTCTGGCAGCAAGAATGCGATTCAAGCGGTTGGGTCTACACTGAGCTATTTAGAGAGATATACTTTGTTGGCCGCTGTCGGTCTGGCCGCGAAGGGCATGGACGATGACGGCGCCAGCGCTGGGCGTCCGCGCCAGGAAAAAGGCCGCGAGCGCAACGCGGAGCCGCAGCGCAGCGACGAAGAAAACCAGGCCGCTTCGCGCATGGTCACGGACCTCTACAGCCTCGCCGATCAGGGGTGGGAGGCGCTTTCTGTGGCATGGAAAGCCATGAGCGCTCAACAGCGCGCTAGCATCGGCGGCGAGTTCCGCAAGATCAAGGCGCGCGCTGAGGCGGCGGACAAGGCTAAGGGGCAGCAGCCGTGAAAGACGCTCTTTGGCAACTCAAGCACCGGGTCAAGCACGAGAATGCTGACATCAGCCGTCTTGACATGGAACTGCGGCTAGAGGCTGCGGACATTTTCCTTACATCCCATGCTGCTGCGCTTGCCGATCTTATCGAAGCTGCACAATCCGTGAGCGCGGCCACTCGTGCGTGGAACACAACGATATGCAGGATGCTCGGGCGTCCACCGCAGACCGGCATTGATTTGGCCCGCATGGATGAAGCGCTGGCGAAGCTTTTGCCTAAACCCAAGCTATTGGGGAACAACCCAGACTTCCTGGTCGTCGACGAAATCGGACTGCCAACACAATGACATCGCCAGCCTACAAGCTGGAACAGCATTCCTTCACGGGCTGGAGAATCTGTAGCTGGCTCTGCTGCACGCGCTGCGGGTTGCTGCGGCTCCGGAACGCGTTGACCGACGAGGCAGTGCGGCTCGGCTGCAACTCCGCTGACCACCCGCGCTGGCGGCAGACGGTTCACCAGCATACTGCGCACAATGGGAGCAAGGAATGAACACCTACCAGTTCACCGAACAGCAGGCTCGCACGCTGACGCAAGCGGCATTTGATGCCGGTGTCAACTCGATATCGTGCCAGTTGGGGACGTGCGACGCCTCATACATCGATGACGCGGCCGTCGCTTTCGACCGTGAAAGTGCCGTTCTTGTGGCGCTGGCCGCGATCATCGCCGAGCCGAAGGTTTCTTGCAGTAGTCTGATCAATCCCGAAGCGCGTTCACTCCAAGACCTCATCCCCGCCGCAGCCGCCCCGATGGACGAGTTCGGCGCGCAGGTTTCGCGTAGCGGTGATCGCGTGTTTTCGTGCCGGCTGTTGCTTGATTCTAACCCGCAATGGGTTGTGCGAGAGGCCGATGGCTGGTTCGCTGTGGTAGTGGTCGACGATGGCGATTTCTGGACGAAGACGGATAAGAATGCAGTAGGGAAAAATGCCTATTTCAGTACCCGTTCCGCCGCCCAAACCCGTGCCAACGAACTGAACAAGGAATCGTAAGCATGAGAAAGCTTTCAATTGACTCTTATGTGGCAGTCGCGGCTTTCGGCGCAGCTGGCATGCCTATGGAATCCGTGGGCCGATCCGAGTATCGCAGCCGCAAGGCTCGTGCGGTGCCGGACTTCAAGGCCGACGTTCGCAAGGCCAAGAACAAGGCGGCGAAGATGGCGCGCGCGAGGAATCGGAAATGACCCGCATCTGGTGTGTACTTGAAGGCGCCGGCAGCGCTGAATTTGAACTGCCGCAAGCCCCGGCGAAAGGTGACGAAATTCAGTACGGCGATCGCACTGTAGTGGTTCACTCCGTCAAATGGAAAAGTGACAATGTGCGTCGAAACTTTGACGCCCAAGTGCTGATCCAGGTGGGATACCCGATGAAGGAAATTCTTGATGTTGCGGATATATTTGCCGAAGCCAACGGGTACGTCCTAGATGAGCTTCCGCAAATGCGACGAGCATTCTACCGCCAGAAAGCGAAAAAAGCTCTTGACGCCGCTCGCTTGGGAGACGGGCAATGACCATCCTCTCCGCCATCGTCAGAGACCATGCCCTTGAGTGCGCCTGCAACACGCACTATTCGGGCTGGTCACAGTTGCCTGCGCCGACACGTGAAGCCTTCCGCGATCAAATGCGCATCACCATCTCAGCATACATGGCCGCATCACAAGGCGATACAGATGCCCCGAAGCACTCCGATTTCGAGCTAGCGACGCAGATGAATGCCGACTACGATCGCATCAAGAATCAGCGCGGCACGTTCGCGGCGATGCTCGCTGCATCGCTCGATTTCCCCGCGCCAGCCGGTCGTACCCATGTCGCGAACTGGATCGATGGACCGAGCGCTCACGCCTTCGTCTCTGTGGCCGATTGCGCTGAGGCTAGAATCGCCGAGTTGTCTAATGAAAACGGCGATAACCCAGACGACTACACCGTCACCGCGCTCTACGCTGATGTCTATTCTGATCCGAACACCGACAAAGGAGCCATGGAACGGCTCGGCTACCATGGAGCCGAGTTCGCTAGGTGCCCGGACAGCTCGGGAGATTTCGTCTACCAAGATCCACGGATGCATGCCGCGATACTTGCGTGGAATGCAGCTCACGCCTCAATTTCTGAATCTGGACTGATTGAAGCCCTTGAAGAAGCTTCAGACATGCTAGACCGGTTCGATCTTCTATCTACACGGCAACCATACAACTACCGCCCATTGATCAAAACGGAGCTTCGCGTCTTCGCATTGAAGTTCGCAGATGCGAAAGCCAAGGCTTCCGAATGATCATCGTCGAATGCGATCAGGGTTCGCCGGAGTGGCATCAGGCCCGTGCGGGGGCGATCACGGCGAGCATGTTTTGTGTCGCCCGCGATCGTGTCGGAGGGCTGGACGAGCGTCAGCAGAAGTACGTTGCCGCGAAGCTCAATGGCGACAGTGACGCCGTGGCGCGCGAGGTTGCCGGCTACAAGGCGGCACCATCTTCTGAAACGATCAAGCGCGCGCTGCGAGGTGAGAAGGTCGGCGACTTCAGCAATGCGGCGAAGGACTACGCGTTTCGCCTCGCGATCGAACGCATCAGCGGGCAACCGTTGGACGAGGGTTTCGAGACGTGGCAAATGCGTAGGGGCCATGAGCTTGAGCCTGAAGCGCGCGCCGCTCACGAGATTGCTGCCGGCGTCGTTGTGCGTCGCTGCGGTTTCGTGCTCACGGAAGATCTCGCATTCGGTTGCTCCGCAGATGGCCTCATCGACCCCGACGAAGGCAGCGAGTACAAGTGCCTCGTTGCACCGGATAGCTTGCGCAGCGTGCTCATCGATGGCGACCTGACCGAGTTCGCCGACCAAGTGCAGGGCTGCATGTGGATCATGCGCCGACGCGCTTGGCACTTCGCCTTGTTCTGCCCGGCGCTCGAATCGATCGGCAAGGAATTATGGTGGCGACGATGGGAACGCGACGAAGCCTACATCGAAACCATGGAACCCGAACTCGTCGAATTCAAGAAACTGGTCGACGAGACCGAGCACAAATTGCGTAATAGCTAGGAGTACAAAATGGGACGTGGGGTCAACAAGGTCATACTCGTCGGTCGGTGCGCTGCTGATCCAGAAACGCGCTACACGCCGGGCGGTGCCGCGATCACAAGCATTCGAGTCGCCACTTCCGAAGAATGGAAGGACAAGCAAACGGGCGAGCAAAAGAAGCAAACTGAATTTCACAGGGTCAAGTTCTTCGGCCGACTCGCCGAGATTGCCGGCGAATATCTCAAGAAAGGTTCGCAGGTCTATATCGAAGGCAAGCTGCGCACCGAGGAATGGGAAAAGGATGGCGTCAAGCGCTATTCCACCGATGTCATCGCCGACGAAATGCAAATGCTTGGTGGTCGCAGGGATGGCGACAGCCGGGGCGATCCCGACGGCCGCGACCAGCATGGCCGCAGCGAAGGCGAGCAACAGCGCCAGGGCGGGTACGGAAGTCGGCGCGGATAAATCGCTTGACTTAGAGAATAGGTGCGCCTACTATCAATCTCGACTACCGAGATAGGAAAAGGCCGTGGAGAGTCGCAGCTGGTACGAGATGCAACGCGAGCTTGAGCGCATCAAAACGCCGCAAGCCGAATCGCCGGAATCGAACGCGGCCAAGCGCCGTAAGGCTGCCATGGATCGGCTCAAGGCTAAGCAGCAGAAGGCAAAGGAACCGACATGAGCCCGCCGCGAAAGTTTCGCGCGAGCTTCAGACGGTTGCTAGCGAACTCAAAGATCGCCTAGATGCCATAGCCGGCCAGCCCGTCGCCTTCACGTTGCTGGTCTGGACGCCCGATCGCATGAACTACATCAGCACTGCCGAGCGCGCCGACGTTGCTGCTGCGCTTCGCCAACTACTTGACTCTTGGGATGCCGGGTTGCCCGACGTTCCTGCTCACAAGGTGGACTGACATGCTCGCCGACAAACCTGCCTTCCCGTCTTCGGAAAAGAACGGCGACGGCTTGCATCATCACTCGCATCTCGGGCTGACGCTGCGGCAATATCTGATCGCGCACGCACCCCATAAGCCCCAGCGGTGGTTTGAGCCAGCATTCCAGCCGAAGCCCGGGCCTTTCGTTGGCCCCGAAGTCAGCGACCAACAAAAGCACGAAGCATTCCGGCTGCAACATGGCTACATCGATAGGGCCAGCGTTAGCACGGAGTCCGCCGCGTATAGCGATTTCACTACGGCTTCGTTGAAAGAGATTACGGAATGGACAATAGCCCGCGACAAAGCCAGATACTTGCAATGGCCTGCCGCATGGGCCGATGCGATCCTTGCCGAGCTTGAGAAGGAAAAACCGTGAGCGCGAAGCCGTTCTACACGATCCATCCGCCCGAGTTCCGCAAGGCCGATATCGTCGACTTCTTCGATCATCGCGGGAACCGTCGCGAGGGTAACATCCGATCCGTGGAGACGCACTACCGCCACACAGGAGAGGCGTTCCACATCTACGCGATTCATCCGCATGGCGGCTACACGAATCAGATTCATGTTGGCGAGCCGGATATCAAGGCACTCGTTCGCCGCCCCGCAGATGAAATTGCAGCGCGCCGGGAGGCCAAGCCGTGAACGCACTCGACCAGTTGAAGGAACTCGTACGCGAACCGACAGCCAGTCACGTCCACAAGCACGCCGACTGCCCGACTGCTTACGAGTTCGTGCGTGATCGCGGCGCCGATGTCGTAGAGCTTGTCGAGGCCGACGAAGAACTGCGCCGCGCCGAGTCGGAATGGTATCACCACGAAGTGGTTGGCGAAGGAAAGTACGATCCGGCCGAAGGCGTGCGCCGCGAGAACCGCTTGGAGTCGGCCCGCGCCCGCCAACGCGCAGCGCTCGAAAAGTTCACGCGCCGGAACACACATCCCCACATCGACGACTTCGGAGCGACGGTGGCATGAGCGAGCCAAGATTGTGGCACCCGATAGAGACTGCCCCTAAAGATTGTACTGAAGTTGAGCTATCGGAAGGCGGCTACGTGTCTCGCGGGTATTGGGAGACGCGGCAGAACTATTGGGGAGAGACTGGATGGCATCAGTCGACTGATAGCCAATACGACTGGTACTCCACAAATCCTTGGCACCCACAGAAGTGGCGTCAGATCGTTGATGAGGAAACTGTATGAACACCATCGACCGCATAAACCTAAGGTTAAAGAGCGGCAACAACACGCCGGTTGAGCGGGCGTATGTCACGGCGGAAGAATGGGTGGCGGTTAAGGCGCTTGTGGTTGCATGCGCGAAGTTACGCGATGCCGCGAGCGTTGCCGACAATGGCTGGATTGAGCATCTTAGTGCAGTTTATGCGGAGCAAGATTTGGCTGAAGCTCTCCACGCCCTCACGGAGGACAAGGGGTGATCGGCGAATGGTTCGTTACGCCAACCGAATTCCCGCATCCAGGCTTCCGCGTCGTCCGCTTCCTGATCGACAAGTACCAGGACGACGATTGCTATTTCGAATCCTCAGGAGCCGCCCAAGCCCGCGCCGACGAACTGAACAAGGAATCGCAATGAGCCGGATATGGTGTGAAACGGTTGGCGACTCGATCGCCTCGTTCGAGCTTCCGCAGGCGCCGACTGTCGGCGAACACCTCAGGTATGACGGACTGTTCTTCGTCGTAAAGCATGTGACGTGGTGCCTGGACGACGTGCGCCGCAACTTCGATGCGCAAGTGCTGCTGACGGTAAAAAAGCCATGATCACCAACGAAATGGTTGAGGCGGCGTGCGTGGCGGCATATGGCTCGAAGTACGTCGCCGACTGCAAGTCTAAGTATCCCGGCATCTGGGAAGACAAGCGTGGACTGATCTATCGCGCGATTCGCGCTTACGAAGACGAACGCCAGTCCGCCGAAGCCTTGCGGCCGAATATGGTTCACGTAGCGACGCTTATCGGACATTACCCACCGCGCGCTGATCCGGTCGGATTCGGAACCACCGAATTGGACGGCCTCCCAATCGGCACCAAACTCTACGCGGAGCAACCGAAATGAACGAGCAGAGCCGGATGGAGTTTGAGGCGTTCGTGCGCACGCTGCCAGCGCCGCAGCAACAGACAATCTTGGAAGCTGCTGAGCGCGGCGAGTCCACGACCTATGCCGCATGGCAAGCCGCCCGCGCATCAGCCGAGCCGAGTCCTTTCGCGGTTACTCAGGGGGAAATTGCTTGGGCGCAGGCGAATCCCGATTACGCCGGAGCGGAAATTATTCGGGACCGGTTGAAACACCATGGCATGCAACCATCCGAACGTGTAAGCGTTCCTTACACGTTGCCGGCCGAGTGGCGCGACGCGTTCGAACTCGCAGCGCAGATGCTGACGTGGGGCGAGGACGAAGGGCTGACCGCATCGCAGGAGCGCGAAGTGCGCGCGCACCGAGCCAAGATGTTCGCCATGCTCGCCGCCGCGCCCAAGGTGCAGGAGGGAGAACCCGAGCCAGTGCCGATGCTGCTGTTCTGCCCGCAGTGCCGGGTGCAGCACATCGATGGCGAGGAAGTCTATGCGGTGCCGTGCTTGGTCGGCCTCGACGGCCTTGGTGAGCGCGACGTGGTGGGCTGGCCCAACCCACCGCACCGCACGCACCTGTGCCACGCCTGCGGCCATACGTGGCGCCCTGCCGATGTCGCTACGACCGGTGTCGCGGAACTCAAGACGTGCGGCCAGAACGATGGCTCGCCTGTTCCTATCGCACCCGCCAAGGAATGCTTGACGGTTGGCGACAAGCCTTACGCCTGGGCGTACACGAACCTTCACAACGAGACGAACGTGGTCATCGGGCCGCGCTTCACTGTGCCGGAAGGATTCGTGGTGCGCGCGCTCTACCTCGCCCCGCCCGCAACTACCGAGGAACCCTCGGCGGTTGAGCGGCCGTGCGATTTCTGGCTCGCGGAATATCCGGCCTCCGGTCGCACGTACCTGTACGACGGCGAGCCGACCAAATATCAGGTCACGGTAGCGGGCGGCAGTAGAGGCGTTGTTGTCCGCCTCTGGCGCCACCCTCCGGACGCCCATCCCGACGCGAGGGATGCGGGGCGGATCGACGCTATTGCAGCGATGGTTGCGAAACCGCTGCCGCCTGAAGAAGCGCTGCACTTGGTTCGGTACACCCAAATCGAGTATGCACAGCAGACCAACTACCGCGCGGCTCAGTGGCGCTTGAGCTACGACGGGCACGCGTACAGCGGAGACACCCTGCGTGACGCCATCGACCGCGCCATGGGCGCAGCAAAGGCCGACGAGGCGATTCGCCACGGCGTGAACTGCCCGAAGGCGGCGCATGACGGTCGCGGCGGCTACCTACATGCCGAGTTCGACGACGCCCCTTACGTTGACGACGGCGTTACGTACTGCGGCCGTTGCCACCACTTCATCAGCCCCGACATGGGCGCAAAGGACGGGCAGCCGTGAGCGAGACATGGATTCAACAGCTCCGCGCGTGGCTATGCCGCAAGTTCGGCCATCGCGGCATAGTCGACTATCAGTCGGCCGGCGGCGGCGATCCGGAAATCTGCCGGCGTTGCAGTGCTCTCCTTTCGACAGCCTTCAGCCGCGCTGCCGACGCAAAGGACGGTGCGTGATGGCCCTGCGCGTCGTGCCCATCACTCTCCGGTGCGCCCGCGCGTTCGTGCTGGCGGCGCACCGGCACAACAAGGGCGTGACCGGCTGGAAATTCGGCGTTGGCGTCATGGATGGCACAACTCTGATCGGCGTCGCGACAGCTGGCCGCCCGATCGCTCGCGCCCTCGACGATGGCGTAACGCTGGAAGTGAACCGCACTTGCACCGATGGCACACGCAACGCGAACTCTATGCTGTACGGCGCGGTGTGGCGTGCTGCTCGCGCAATGGGCTACGTGCGCTGCATCACCTACACACAGTACGACGAGTCAGGCGCGTCGCTACGCGCAGCAGGATTCCGCAAGGTGCGCGACATGCCGGCGCGCAAGTCGTGGGCTGAGTCGAGCGTGAAGCTTCGCGAAAAACGTTCGCCAGCAGGAAATGGCGGCGTAGCGCGAACCCTGTGGGAAATATCGAGCGCCATGGGCGCGAACGGAGGTGGGGCGTGAGCATCGTCGAGACCGGCGGTCGATGCATCATCAGCGAGTGCGGGCGGTTCCGATACTTTCTGGAACGCCTTCTGGCGCACGAAGGTATCGTTGTCGCGTTCATCGGTGCCAACCCGTCCAAGGCCGAAAAGACGGTACCTGACCAGACGGATCGCAAGTGGCGCGAGTTCGGTCGACGCATGGGCGCGCGCAGTGTCATCTACGGCAACCCGTACGCGTACCGCGCGACCGACGTGCACGAACTCGGCTCGGCTGCAGACCCGATTGGACCGGACAACGACAAGCATCTGCGCGACATCATGGCCGAGGCCGATATCGTCGTGCCGTGCTGGGGGAGTCGCGACAAGATTCCGAAGCGGCTGCACGATCGGCTGTCCGTCGTCCGTCGCATGCTCCGCGAGTGCGGCAAGCCGATCAAGATTTTCGGTCTGTCGAAGTCCGGCGACCCGCTACATCCGCTCATGCTGTCGTACAAAACTGAACTTGTGGAATGGTCGCCATGACCAACATCATCACCGTGGGAGGTACGAAGCCGTGAGCAGCGAAGAATTGATGCGCCGTCGTGAGCGCGCGTATTTGTCGATGAACAATCTAGACGCCATCGCCGACATGCTCGCGCACGTAGAGCAGAACGGTAGCGCCAACCGAAAAGTTGCATCGCGTGTCGAGCGCGCCGAGAAGCTTGTGCGCGAGGCGGTAACGGCGGCGTACTACGAAATCGAGACAATCACGGAGGGCATGCGGCCATGACCGACATCACCCAAGAGGCGGTAGAGCGCCTAGCCGAAAGCCTGGACTCGATGGGACGGGACATTTCGGCGGAAACACTCCGCGAACTGCGCACCGCACTGGACGAGGCCGAGCGTCGTTTGGCCGATCGTCCAGCGCCGGTGCCGGTGCCGACTGACATCATGGAAGCGCGCGCGCAGGGGCGCGCCGAAGCGGTCGCAATTCTGGTCAGCCAGGTCGAAGCCGAAACCGGCCTGGATGACTACATACGCAGCGAGCCGTGCGGCGCCTCAGGTGACTGGTCGTCGTCATGGGACGTCGAGAAGTTGCATGTGCTGTTCAAGGCGAACGACATCGGTTACAGCCTCTTGAGCGCGGCCGAGGGCGAGTTCTGGCACAACATGGGCCTGCGTGAAGAAGCGGAACACCTCGCGGCAAAACGTTGCGCCGAACTCGAATCCCTCCGCAGCGAACGCGACGCCGCCATCGCGCGGGCGGAGGCGGCGGAGAATGCGTTAAGCGAAACGCAAAGGATTCTGCAAGAAATGGCTGAAACCGACAGGGCAACAACGGCTGCGCTAGTTGCCTTGAAGGAAGAGTGCGACAGGAGGGCGGCATCTTGAGCACTCGTCAATACGGTCGGTCGGATGTGGATTTTGACGCATTCTATTCAGATTGGATGAAGCGCCTCGCTGCTCAGTATTCGAAAGGCGAGCTTGAGGCGCGACTTCCTGGGAAGTGCGCTGACGTGGCTAGATCGACAGCGGCACACTTGCGCGCGATTGATGCAACCACATCGATGAAAGGCCAGTCGTCACGGCGAGCGCACACAAGAAACTGTGCTGCCGCAGCCGGCGAAGAGTTGATGGCGATTCGGGGTGCCATAGAAATTCACGAGCTTTTCCCCGAGCATGCCGCGAGATGCGGGGCCGATGGTAGCGCCGCCGGCAAAGGAGAGGGGCCGGTCGCACCGGCTCACGAGTCGGCTCAGACCATGGCGCGAGCAGGCAACGCCACCGGCGTACCCGGTGATCCTGCACGAATCGAATGCGCGGCGCTCGTCAAGGAGGGTGGCGATGGAGCGTGAAATCGCCATCTTCCTGTTCTCGCTCACGGACACGTGACGTTGAGGCTTTCATCGCCGAGACTGGCTTACGCGCGGTCTACACCAAGGGCGAATCGAAGTGCCGGCACTTCAAACCAGACGTCTGGATCGACGATATGCCGGAAATGATCGTGGATGCTGTGAAGTCGCTGACCGCTGGGTTGCCCAAGCCTCATGATTGGCCGAGTCCGCCACATGACTGCTTGTGTTACCGATGCTGGCTTGAACTTCGGCAGACTCGCGGACAACCAGCATTGCGCGACCGCATGTTCCTCTGTCCAAACTGCGGTAACAAGCGATGCCCACATGCGAATGATCACCGGAACGCATGTACGGGCAGCAACGAACCGGGCCAACCAGGGAGTGCGTATCTGTGACTACGGTTGAGCTGAAAAATTGCCCATGGTGCGGGACCACCGCGCATCTCCACATCAATTCGCCGTCAGTCTACTGGAACACAGTAGCCTGTGCTCTTTGTTCGGTTGAAGGGCCAGCATCGGAAACAACCGATGCTGCAATATTGGCTTGGAATCGCCGAGCTTCGCCATGGAAGCCGATTTGCACCGCGCCGAAAGACGGGACACCAGTTCTGTTGTACTGGCCCGGTACCGGGGGCTGGCTCCCAAAGATGTACTACGCCTGCTGGGATACGACAGTCGGCGAGACGATCAACGGGCAGCGCATGGGTCTCTGGTCAATCGGGTTCAAGAACTACTTGGACCCGACAGCAGTCACGCACTATGCACCGCTGCCAGACGACCCGCCTAGCCCTTCGTCGGACGCTTCGCCTTAGCCGCCTTGTTCAGTACGTCACGCGCCCATGTGCTTGTAGGGATCGCACCAGCCGCACCCTTCCATGCTTCAAGTTCCACGGCGTTGGCGCGGATCTGGAAGGGATGACTCGCTGTTCGGCACTGCGCTACAGGTTTCTTCGGTGGAGCCATTGCGTACATACGCTCGCTGTTGTAAGGTGTCTCTACGATATCACGGCTTGCCAACCAAGACATAGGCGAACGACGTTGGGCGAGAAAACGAAAATCGAATGGACGGATTCTAGTTGGAACGTGATTACGGGCTGCAGCCTTGAGTCGCCGGGCTGCACGAATTGTTATGCAATGAAGCTTGCAGGATCGAGGCTCCGCAATCACCCTTCACGTATTGGCCTGACGACTCAGACCAAAGCTGGGCCAGTCTGGAATGGCGCCCTCCGCTTCAATGAACAGTGGCTTGAACAACCTCTGCGCTGGGCGACACCGCGCCGCATCTTCGTCTGCGCCCATGGCGATCTTTTCCACGAAAACGCCGAGCGCTGGTGGATCGTCGAGATTTTCGCCGTGATGATCGCTGCGCACCATCTGCGCGGGCACACGTTCCAAGTGCTGACGAAGCGTGCGAAGCGGATGCACGAACTCTTGAACGATTCGCAGTTCTGGGAGCAAGTGTACGCCTCGTCGGAATGCCTGCGCATCTTCCACAAGAACCGGCGCGGGGATGAAGTATCGCCGCCGAACCTAAAGTTCAGCCCGCAGAACCCGCCGCCCGGCATCTGGGTCGGCATCAGCGCCGAAGACCAGAAACGCTATGACGAGCGGGTCGGCTACTTGCGGAGTACGCCGGCCGTGATCCGCTGGGTTTCCGCAGAGCCGTTGCTGAGCGCGATCGATATGCGGTTCAATGATGTGAACCAGACCGGGCGATGGGATGCGATGGGCAATGAACTGCCGCTACGTCGCATCGATTGGGTTGTTGCCGGCGGCGAGTCTGGTCGTGGTGCACGACCGTTCCACCCGGATTGGGCGCGCTCTATTCGTGACCAGTGCGCGGAACACAAAGTCGCATTTTTCTGGAAACAGTGGGGCGACTTCGCTGATGCTACAAACGAGGCGCCGGGCGGACCATTGCTCAAGGCTTCCCGAGAGGACCGGATATTCAACGCTGTTGGAAAATTCTTCGCCGCCGGTGACAAGCACTTCGGTATGGTCGATGAGGGCTGGAAGGAGTCTGGCGGCGCTTGGATGGTCCGCGTCGGCAAGAAAATGTCCGGCCGCCTTCTCGACGGCCGCGAGCACAACGAGTATCCAACCGAGGCTGCATGATGAAGCCCATGGACTTCCGTCAGGTCAACGAGATGCGGAAAGCGCTCAATGCCGAAAACCTAAAGTATGGGCATCGGTTGGAAGCGCTGCCGCCTGAAAAGGTGCCACGCGAAACGCATCTTGGCGTCTGGCGCTCGCGAGATTTTCTCGTGCAGGCGTTTCCGGAAGCCGATGGAATCGTTCGCCTCTCAATCAATCGCACCAAGGTTCTGCCAGATGGACACTGGACCGATCGGTGGCTGCCATGACCGATATTACCGGGGCGACGTCGCGGGCTAAGCACGATGCGGTAGTGCGGGCATACAACGCCGCGTACCAAGCACTCTATGGTGCTGGGATGACGCTCTTGAGTAGCGATGCCGTGTTGTTGGCCGATTTTGTCAAGGCAGGCGGCGCATTCCATGGCCCACAGGTCGAAACCGCGACCATAAGCGTCAAAGAGTTCGTGCCGTTTCTTCGCAAGCTGCGCGCCGAATTGGATGCGGCCAACGCCGAAATCTCCGCGCTGCAAAAGGACATCGCGTCCTCGCTGCGGGCTAGCATGCTGGCTACTGTCGATCGGGTCAAGGCGCAGAACCAAGCCGAAAGATTCTCGGCCGCGCTTCTGGAAGTCAAAGGCACTATCGGCACGGCGCCAGCAACCGGGCTGGCCCATATTCGCCTGCGAAACGCCGAGAATGCCTTGCAGCGCTGCTACATGGCGGCTGACACGGCTCTGCGGCGAGAGTGAGCGAATGAAACGCGACCCCAGGATTGATCCACGGCCCGGCGACATCTTCTGCAATCGCTTCGGAATCAGGAGATGCACGCAAACTTTAGAGGTTTTGGAGCGAACAACACGAAAGGGGTGGGGTGACGCTGTGCGCTTCCATTGGCTAGAAGCGCGCCATCACCACAGACGCATCTGGTCACTCCGGTCATTCCTTAGTTGCGTCAAAACATCAAGCATCCTGGTAAGGGGAGTAGACGATGACTGAGAAATACGCATGCACTGCGGAAAGGTTCGCAGAGGATACGAAAGGCCACGTGCTCACGGTTGAGCGCGATGAGGGCCTGCAGCGGCATCTGCAGTTCAAGCGGCCGGGCGATAGAGCCTACTGGTTCGACATCGTGACATGGCCGGGCGTGCTGGTCCTTCACGGCGATATGGGAACCTACGTGTTCAGCCGCATCGCTGACATGTTCGACTTCTTTCGACGCGATGGCGACGGACGCATCAACCCGAGCTATTGGGCCGAGAAGCTACAGGGTCAGTTCCGCACGAAGGCGGATCGCGGCATGGAGTTCTCGCAGGAGTTGTTCCGGCAAGCGGTGAAGACGGACTTCCGTCAGCGCTGGCGTGGCCGCTGCAACACGGCGGATGACTTCGAGCAACGCCGCGAGTGCTGGGAGTCGGTACAGAACGAAGTGCTCGGTGCGGCATGTGATGGCGAAGACGCGGCGATTCGCGCAGCCATAGCCTTCACGTTCCCGTTGCCGCGCAATAGCGCTTTGTTTAGTGGCGACAAATTCGAGTTCGTCGACTTCTACGAGCACAACTTTTACGAATACCGGTTCGACTTCATCTGGTGCCTGCGCGCGATCGTGTGGGGCATCGAACAGTACGACGTGAGCAAGGCTGCTAAGGAGCTCGCCCATGCGTGATCTTTCGATGCCTGACCTCGCCGCGCGGCTGCGGAACAAGCAGCTTTCGGCCAAGGCGGCTGTGAACAATGCTGCCTCGCTCGATTTGCCGGGGTGGCATGCTCTTGATGCAGCCGGCAGATCGGTTGGTTCGTACGTGGCGCAAATCCTGCGCGACGCGTGGACGCAACTCGACAACATCGAGCGCGCAGCTACCGATGCGGTGAAGGCGCACAAAGGGGGGAGTGGCAATGGCTAGCCTTGTTCCTCCGTCTGTATTGATCGAAGACATCCGCATCATCGTGCGCCACGAAGGTTCGCAGAAGGCTGCCGCCAAGCACATCGGCGTTAGCGCGCAGTATCTAAGCGATGTTCTGAACCGGCGTCGAGAGATAAGCGCGGCACTGGCTGAAAAGCTTGGCTACACGAAGTATGTAGGCTTCGTGCTATTCGCGCCCAAGGAGGACTGATAGTGCCTAGCGACTTGAAGCGCTACGAATTCAGGGGCTACGATCTGGAATACGATATCACGCCAGATGGCGACTTCATGCTCTACGCCGAGTACGAACCGGTTGTGAAAGAACGCGATCGACTTGCCAAGAAACTGGCAAAGGAGCGCCGCCGCAGAGACTTCGCGTTCTCAATTGCCCGCAAGTGGAAAAGGCAAAGCGATGCCATCGAAAGCATCCATGTGCGTCTCCGTCAAAACTATGCCATTAAGGTTGACGAGCTTCGGAAATCAGAGACCGCACTTGCTGAATCGCGTGCCGAGAACGATAGGCTCCGTGCTGCATTGGCGAACTCCGGCGGTCCCTGCGCGTATTGCTCGCTGCCGAAGGAGGAATGGGCGAAGTGCCGAGAGGGATTCCCGGGATGCCCACGTGCCGATGATGCGATGCTGTGCCCGCATGTTGGTGCCTCGCTTGCCGCTGATGCCGCCTTTGAAGATCGCGAGGTCGCTATCTGCCAAGCCGTTGAGTTCGCGGAATACGTGGAATCGCACGCTAAAGGCAAGATGGCCGAGCGCGCTGAGCACTTCATGAAGGTTCCGTTTGCCGAAGAACTGAGGCTTCGGCTACGTGCTGCCGCTGCGTACAAACAAGCGGTGAAAGACGCTGACGGGCTGATGTTCGGCGACGAGCCGGGAGAATCCGTTTCATCTTGGATCGAAACGCGCATCGCTCAGTTGTTGAAAGCGGGAGGACTGACCAATGGGTGAAATCGCAGAAATGATGCTCGACGGTACGCTATGCGAATGCTGTGGCGTCTTCCTCGGTGAGGACGGCGGCTACCCGGTTCGCTGTGGCGACTGTGGGGGCGAGCAACAGTCGTTCGATCGCCAACAGGAGAGCAAAGAGCGCCGAGCGCGCAACCGCGATAGCTCAGCCGAGCTGCTACGCCGTGCTGGAGTTCAGTTCGACACCAAGAACGATGGCGCGCATCTGATCGTGCATACGAAGCCAATCGTGGACTTCTGGCCCGGCACCGGCAAGTACACCCAGCGCGGCACTAACAAGCAAGGGCGCGGCGTCTTCAATCTGTTCAAGTTGATCGGCGTAAAGGCGCCTTCCAATGACTGACCACGAACCAATTATGGGATGCCCGCACTGCGGGTCGCGAGAGGCGCCGAGAGTTTACGAAGACGAAAGGCACTACCAAGTCTTGTGCGATGCGTCCACGGGCAGTCAATTGCATGGATGTGGCGCAGCAGGCCCATTCGAGGCGACAGAGGCGGCGGCCATTGAATCTTGGAATTTACGCACGTCACCGTGGCGCCCGATCAAGGAATACGATAAAGAAACGGCCGAGCTTGTCGATATCTGGGTCGCCGGGCCTGATCGACCGCACAGCATCCCGCGATGCTACTGGAACTTCGTGCATCAGGCGTGGATACCGCTCGGCGTCACAGGCACCTTAAAGCCGGGAGACTGCCCCAACCCCACTCACTTCATGCGGCTACCTGATGGGCCGAGGACTGCGAAATGACCGAACACGAATGTGAAGAATGCGCCCGAGCACATGCCGCACTTACGAAGGCGGGTGTAGCTGAAACCGAACTCAACGATTGGGGCGGCTATGACGATTTGGATGTGCCGCAGCGTATCGACGATCTGGCTGGTGGTTACGATCGGATGAAGAAGTTGGAGGCTTCGGCGCATGCTGCCTTGGATAGGGCTGGCGCAGCGAAAGAGAAAGACTTGGGCATCGATGTGACGTGCTTCGATGACGAATGCCCCCGCCACACAAGCCCCATGAGTGTCGTCGAACGAATCGACAACCTGCGGCGGTGGATTGGAACCCTGAACGTGCAGATGGAAATCTACCGATCCGTCGATTGGGACTTCGAGTTCAGTATGCGTGGTCGCTCACCGAATTTTTCGCACAAATGCACGATCAAGCACAAGCTGAAGCCGATAAGGTGCGAGTCTGGCTGGCACACTGAGTTCTGCGAAGCCTACAAGAATGCCAAGGCGTCGATGATCGAGCTACAGGAAGCCACCAAGTGAGCAAGTCGAAGCTTTGGTTATTCGAGGGGAAGATGCAGTCGACAGCAGCCATAACCGCGCAATGCTCTGCATGGTCGGCTAAGTACGTTGCCACGGCTGTGCGCAACGGAGCTGTGTCCGTCGCGGATATTTCAGCGCTGTGGGAGGCCGGCTTGGCGAAGAAGATGGCGAACTGCAAGAAGCCGGCGCTGCCTCAGCAAAGGATCATCGTCGCCATGGGGACGGGTGGGCACTCGCTGCCGAACTACGAATATAGGATGCTGTTTCGATGAAGAAGAGCGTTATCTACGCCGTTGTTGCGTCCGCCCCATACGGTGGGGAATGCGTGATGCGCGCCTACAGCAGCGAGGAGGCGGCCAAGAAGTTCGCGGACGCAGCCGCATCCCATACTCTTAGTAGACCACATATGCGGCTGGATTATCGCAGCGCAGAAGGCCTTGCCAAAGCAAGCGAGGCCTTCATCGCTGATCTGGCCGAATGGCGTGCCACCAATCCAGCACATGAGTTCGGTTCCGCTGAATGGGGCAGCTTCTACATACGCCCCATGGCGCTCTACTCAGAGTAGTTCTTCGAACGACAGCGACAGCGGCCAGCGGTCATTCCGCGCCTCGCTGGCGATTGCGCCGATGTTCGTTGCCCTGGCGAGCATAGCGGTTGACTGCACGTAGTCGGCGTTTGCGATCCCTGTTGCTTCCGGGAACTCACGCTGTACCACTGCCACGTAGTCGGCTTGAGCCATGCGGTAGCTCAATTCCTGCAGATTGCCTGTGGGGTCGATGAATGCCTTGTCGTACCCCACGGGCTGTACGGAAACGGTCACTTGTCGGAACGGTTTCCGCATCAGTCTCCGCGCGAGGTTGTAAGACGATCGATTGATGCGCGTCGGGTCCACAAGCTGCGAGGAAATCGTGGTCGCGCAGTAGGTATCGATTGTATCGCCGAACACTTCGCCGAAAGTAGTTGCTTCAGGGCCAAAGATGTAGGCGCCTTCCCCATCGTTGTTGTAGATCTTCCAGCCCCACCAATCCCATACCTGCGTCTGTGACTGCACATAGAGCCAGATGCCGAGCTGACCGTCTGGGAGCGCTCGCACGGTTGTCGTTGCGATGACGTTCGTCGGGTTGTTGTTAGTGCCCCCGACAAGTTCAACGATGGTGCCTACCCTGATTGCACCAGTCAGATTCAATAGCGCAAACAGACGCGGCGGATGCCCCAGTGTTGGGGCCGGATTGATCTGGAAAGTGATCGTGATGAAGTGCGCCGTGGTCGAGGTCAACTCGGGCCAGACTGCCGTTGCTGTCGTGCCCCGGAGTCCATCCGTTGCAGGCGTCGACGATCCCATATAGAAGCCGTCGCCGTCGAATGAGCGCAGCGGCCCCATCACCATGTTGACCTTCCCGCTAGAAATCAGCATTTACTTGCTCCCCCAAGCGGAAATCGTGATGCGGCGGTTGTATGGTTCCATAGCGGTATCCCAGACCATCATCTGCTGACCTGCATCAAGTCCGAAACGGTTGTAGGTCACTTTGATGATGTCTCCGAACAGATACGTGGGCGGCGGGCCGTCATATTGATGCGTGAATGTCACGAAGCGCGGCAGCGTGTTGATCGTGACTCTGGCGGTGCTGTCGGTCCTAGCAGCGGTGTAAGGCCGCACGACGCGATCAATCTCGGTCTGCGCCTGTTCCGGTGCGTCCAACAGCGAATCAAGAGGCGGCGCTTGCTCCGCGAACTGGTACGTCGCCGGCAAGCTGCCAGCGGCCGGAAGCTGCAACTGGCTCAAGCGCTTGAACTGCACCCGAAGCGCGGCTGGGACGGTCACGTAGTCGGTCACGAAATCGGAATCACCGAAGATCTGCCAGTTCCTCCGCGCGCCGATCGTAGTTGTCAGTCCGGGCGCGAGGTCGATATCGGACGTGACGCCGTACTCGATGTTGCTGACATCAAACGTCGCGATGACTTCCGAATCCTTGGCAAGCGCAGGATCGCGCCAGCGCCGGGTCCGGATCGCGCCTGCCGCATCAACGAACTGCGTCGCGCAGTAGGTGTCCAGTGGCATCGCCGCCGCATCTTTGATCGTCATAGGATCGCGGATGTTGACCCCGAAGGCGTAGCCGGTTTCGGCGTCGATCAAATCGGTATCATCGGCATCCCAATCGGCCTGTGTGAGACCGCCGTGGTTCTGGAAGATGTTCCGCATATACGCGGTCAGACCGATGCCTTGCAGCGGCAAATACTGCAGGACATCTCCCAGCAACTCGACACTGATCGCATGGATCTGCACCAAAGCGGAACCGTTGCCGCCACCTCCGGCCGTCTGGCTCGATGAGGCGATGAAGTAGAGCTTGCGCGGCGAACCTGGCGGGACGGTGTAGACGAAGGTTTTCGCTTGCGCACCGGCTGGTGTTGCTCCTGTCGGCCCGGTGACCGGCCACGGCCACGGCGTCACGGAACCCAGTTCGCCGCCCGTGATATCGGTTCTGACGTGCAGGCCAGCAGTGATGCCGCCGATAAGTTCGGGTGGATTGCCGACTACGCGCGCGACTTTGAACGAAATGCGGTAGGTTCGGCCCGGGATCAGGTCATAGTCGTCGTAGCGGATGTAGGAACCGACTTCGCCGGCAAGCGTCGGATTATATGTATGCGTCGTCCGCATCCGGAGCGACCAGTTCTGCGGCGACTGGTACGGAACCCGAAGCAGTTCGCCGGTACCGCCGAGCACGAATGTCCAGCCATCCGGGGCGCCGACACCGCTCCAATCCGAGAACGAGCCTTTGCCTTCAAGCACATCATCAGCGCCAGGAATCTGGACTTGATCGCCTTCGCTACTGACGTCAGCCGTCAATAGACCTTCGGGCAACGTCTGAAGCTCCAAATCCATCAGATTGTTGCGTGGGAAATACTGTGGCTCCAAACCGTGCGGGTCCAGCAACGCGCCCTTGTCTCTCACGGCCGTGATATTCGTGACGGCCTGATCGCTCAGGGAGTAGATGCGGTTTTCTTGATCGAACAGCAGCGGCGGCACATTGCGACAGGCGCCAAGAATGATCGGACGCGGCCGGTTCGCGGCACCATCGTCGACGTACGGCGGGAACGGGCGCAACTGCACCGGGCGCTCAAGGTCTGCCATGCGGTCACGCATAGCGATACGAATCGTGTCTTCGCCGCCGGCCCTGATCTTGTCGATGATGCCAGTAGCGACACGAGACCGCGTATTGAACGCTGTGCCGACTTCGTGGACATCAACGGTCACAGGCTGGTTCCGCCAGTCCTCGCGCAGGAGACGGTCATACAGCCCCGTTCTGTTGTCGATTTCCAACTCAGCGAATGTACTGTTGCTCGCGGAGCCGCCCTGCGTCCAGACCTGACACTTTCGCGTAATCGTGAAGCCGCCAGAATTCAGCAGATGCGGGTTAAAGGTTCGCCCAGCAGGCGAATCAGGGAACGTCGTGGTATAGCCGCCGCCCTCGATCGACGAAACGTAGGCCGGAGCCGGCTGTACCGTTGTCCGATACCAGCCAAGGCTAGGCTTCTCGATGCCGCTATCCGTCGCCAAAGCGTACTCGAAAGCACGCTGGCCGAAGTTCAAATACGCCTTGAGGTCGAATGCCTTCGCATTGCCAAGCGAGACGGCCGGATACCACGCGCCCGTGCTCAGTTCGGCCGAAGCCAAGAAAGAACCGTTGACGAAGAAGTAGGCAACAGGAGGCGACACCGAGCGGTCAAGGTAGACGCCCACCGTGTCTTCTTTCGCGATCGGCGGCGTAGCCTCGACTAACGTCGAGTCCAAATAGATGCCGCCAGACCCGATGTCCAGCGCCACGCTAGATGTGTTTGTGCCGATCTGCACAGACGGCGGATGCTCAGTCTTACAGAGACCGACAAACGCCAAGTCTTCGGTCGCGCCGTCACCGTAGAAAGTGCACTCGAACCGCGCCGACATCGCTGCGTTGGTAACCTGCAGACTCGGGATAGTAGCGCGCGCAGTACGGCTGCTATCGGTGTTGTCAAATTCTGAAACGACGACCAAGCCGCCAAGCTCCAAGGCCAGCGAGGGGCCGAGAGACGTTGGGGCCATTGAAGCATAGATGAGGGGCATCAGAATCCGGAACTCCTAGATCAGAGGCCGATCAATGAAAAATAGAACTGATTCATGCTGGGCGGCGATACGAAGTCAGCAACCACAATCAGATTGTCCCCCGGGCTTCCTGGCGATGGGTGAGTGATTGTGCTCGCCAAGACTGACCCATCAGTTTCACGCAATGTTTCTGCTTGGAAAGCGGTCTTGTAGCTTGTCTCGTATTCGAAATGTGTAGAACTTCCATCTCCGAACGGTTCACTGATGATCATATACGGCGTGGCCGTAGCCTGCACGCGATAGTTCTGCGTTTGAGTGGCGACATTTCCGAATTCATCGGTTGCAACTACATCGAACACGTGGTTGAAGCCAGGAGCAGCGGGGAACCCAGAAACCACGCCGGTTAGTGGTTGGATAGAAATACCCGTAGGAACACCATCGGTCGCCAAATCAGGATCAAGAGAGAACTGCACTCTCGGCTGCCTAAGATTCCGCATGGGGTTGTCTGCCCCCAAAACTCCCCATCCAGGCAAGTATGTTTTGCTGAAAGCGGTATTCGCCCAGAGGTAGGTGAACTCCTCGAAAGATGTATTGATGGTTAGTTCGTTCCAGACCGGCAGTCTGAACGCAGCCTCGGCGAAATTTCCGGCATCGTCAGTAACGCGCAGACCAAAGCTAAAAAGCTCAGCGCCAGTCCCCCACGATCCTGTGGGCGTACCCTCAATAGTCCAGATACCATCAGTTTCTACGATCGAAAGGCCATCTGGAAGAGCACCGTCGAATACTTCCCAGAGGGAATACGGCAGCGTACCGCCTTTCGCGACAAGCAATGCGTTATACGGTTGTTCGATGCACGCGTATGGCAGGATCGATTGAATCGCGATGCCACCTTTGACCTGAAACGTAAACCACGTTTCGAAGGTGTTAGCAGCGGAGTCAGAAACTTCTACGAATACCTCGGAGTAGCCCTGAGTCGTCGGCGTGCCGGTGAATTTCCCATCGGATTCAAGCAGCACACCCGCAGGTTCGGCACCCGAAGAAACCGAATACGAATATGGCGGGGTGCCGCCTTCGCCAATTAAATACGATGCTTCAAGGGGCACGTCACGGACATAGAGTTCTTCAGACATGTGGAGTTCGAGCTGTTTGTCAGTCGTCGGCGTGCCGATAGACACAATCAACTGGATGGGGTTTTTCAACGTTCGTACCTCAGAACCATGTATCGAGTGCTGCGTGGGTTATCGGCGTCTTGTCGACGGATATCAGCGCGCAGCCCTTCAATGGCCTCAGTCGTCCGATCCGTCGAATCCACCTGTCTGTCTGTGTTAACGGCGCTTGCTCTGCGGCCGAGTTCGATTTCCTTCGTGACAGGTTCCAGCGATTCGCGCTGTTCCTTGGAACTGTTCGGCGAGATATCGCCTGGCTTTTCGGACTCGTCACCAGTCGATTCAGAGCCGGTATCGGTCCATTGGCCGGAGCCGAAATACTGATCCAGACGGGCCAGCAACCTGTCCGTGTTCGAGGTGATCGAGTCCGGGACCGCATCCGCATTGACGTCAATCTCAGCCAGATATGCTAGCAAACCATCGTTCGTAAGACCGAGGTCAGCCGCCAAATCGCCAAGGTTGAAATTCAGTTCTTTCGCGATTTCTTCGAAGGTCAGACCCTTCGCAGCAGCCAGCGAAGCGATAGTGTCTGCGAGCTGCCGCGCTTCTTCCAATCGGCCCTGCGCACGGAGCACATCGCGACGTTCATAGAGCTGCGCCAACCGCTCCTGCTCTTCCGACGTCAGCGGCTTCGCTGTATTCGGGTCAGCCTGCCCAGCAGCGGAACCGCCACCACCGTTCGCAGCGCGCGACCCCATGTTCATGACTTGCCAGAACAACGCGTTGTATTGCGCCGTGCTCGCATACAGACGACGGCCAATCTGAAGCACTTGCTCCTGCGACACCGTGCCAGCCTGCAGTCCGCCCAACGCGGTCTGCAACTTCTGCTGATCGTTCAGCGGGCTGAGGTCACCAAGCAACAGATTGATGGCGTCAGACGCAGCCGAGGCCGCATCACCCATCGCAGAACCGAAGTCCTGCACCGCTTGCGCCGCTGCGCCCGCACGGCCTTCCAACTCCGCGATATCCGCATCAACATCGGCAAGCGTGTACGCGGTGCCGTAGAGACTACGCACTTGTTGTTGCGCGATCGTTTCAAGCTGGCGAATCGCTGCCGCAGCCTGACGGGCTGCAAGCTCGTGGATGCGCGCCAACTGCGTCGTGCTAGCCCCGGTACGACCCTGCGCCCGAGCCAGCATGTTCGCTGCCTCGATGTTGTCGTACATCTGCCGCGAAATCGCACGCATCGTCATAGCGAAATCGCCAGCCGGCGTGTGATCCGTGTTCATCGCTTCAATTTGCTGATCGATCCCAGCAAAGAAGTCGTTCGCAATTTTGTCTATCTGCGCCGCCGCAAGTTCCCGAATCCTCGCAAGGTCTTCTTCCTTTGCCGCAGTGAGACCCGCCGCGATAGCCGCATCGTTCAACCCCTTGATGTTTTCAGCCAACTGTTCGTCGATCTGTTCCAGGGCAGTACGCATCTGCGCCAAAGGCGTGTTCGGCGTCTTGATCGCGGTCAATGCTTCGTTAGCGCGCTCCAAGATTCCGAAGTAAGCCTGTGAAGCCTGCTGCAGACGCGAATACGTGTCCGTCAGCTTTTCTTCGCCGACGCGCAGCTTTTCGACCCAAGCAACGATGTCCTCCATGCTGTCGCCAGCACCGAGCAACACGTTGCCTTCCTTCTGATCGAGGTGCGCCTGCGTCATCATCGCCGCGACGTCGAGTAAGTCGTCAGCATTCTTGCGGTAAGCCTCCGCAGCAGCCGATGCGCCCTTCACGATCGAGTCCAAAGATTGGATGATCGCTTCCGCGTGCATGCGCTTCACGAACTGATCCAGCGGTTCCTCGTACATCTGCCCGAGGATCGTCCCAACCGTCTTCGTCGTCTTGACCTTCCCCTTTTCCGTGTAAGTCGTGATCGTGTCGAACGTCGCATCAAGCATCGGAATGACCGCGATGCCCAACTGCTGCGCAGCCTTCTCATACGTGTTCTGAAGGTCGGTATGGATCTTCTTGATCGCTTCCAACACCTCGGGATCGACCGCAAGATCGCGCGTGCGACGATCCTTGTCACCCCAATCCGAAGGCAGCAGCGCACCACCGGTAAAGACACGGCCCCACGCCTGGCTCCACTGGCTCTGTTTCCGCCATTCGTCGATTTGCGAAGTAGCCGTTGCCCCCTCGTCGCTGAAGCTCAGTTCCGAACGATGCTCGGACGGACGCCATTTCGTGCCGAACACGTTGCCATCGCTGAAGTAGTCGGCGACCAGAGCGATAAGGGCGATCCAGCCGATCACAGGAACCGCAGCTGCGGCGCCCATTGCGCCGGAAGCGGCACCAGACACCGCCACAGCAGTGCCACCCGCCGCAGCACCAGCAGACGCACCAAGGATCGCACCAGCAGCCACGGTGCCAGCCCAATAGCCAGCAATGGCGCCAGCCGCAGTGCTGCCCAAGGTGCCCATGCCACCATCACCGCGCGTCATGCCGTACTGCGCGCCCATCAAGGCGCCACCGAACGCCATCGTAGAACCGACGTTGCCACCGAATCCTGGAACCGAACCGCTGCCCATGGAACCACCACCGCCGGCATAGTTCGTGGCGTAGTTCAGTAGCATTCCGTTGCCGCTGAATGGGTTGCTAGAAGCCTGTGGCCCGTACGTGAAGCCGCCAGTTTCGCCACCAGCCGTTCCCTTGCCGCTGCCACCGAGCATCGCGGCGCCAGCAGAGATAAGGCCGCCCCAAATGCTTCCACCACCACCAGCGAACGACTTCATAATCGCCGTCTTCGCCCACTCAGAAATGATGTCCGCAACTGCTCGCTTGAACGTATCCACCAACGAACGGGTGAAGTCCTTCCACGTCCTAATCTGGCCTGTAGCAAAATCACCGATCGCGCGCGAGACGCCATCAACTACGTTCTCCCACGCATTGCGCCAAGACTCGGCAGCCTTCTCGGCGTCATACGTTGCACCAGCCTGTTTCCGCAGCGTCGCTTCCATGACCTCAAGCGGCGGATTTGCAGCCTTCGCCGCTTCCGTCAGTTCAGAATACTCTTGGCGCAATTCTCTGACCTGATTTGCGATATCAAGGTCTCGATCGCTCAGGCCAATGTTGTCGGTTCGATCCTTGAGTTTCTGCAGTAGCGGAGAAAGAACGTCGATTTCTTTTTGCGCGGAGGCGATGCGCTCTTTATTCGCGTCATCCTCTACGCCCATGGCCGCCGCATGCTTAGCTCTAGCCTCGGCCACCATCCGCAGTTTGGCCGCTACTCGATCGGCTAGCGGTACCTGCCGTGCCGTCTCTGCAAAGTATTCTTCCGACTTGTCGATCGCTTTCTGCAGCGCGGCATCAATTTCCCGCACGCGCATCGCGTGATCGGATTCGGCCTTTTCCAGCGGCCCAAGAGCCTTCGACGAACGATCGGCCAAATTCTCAAGTCTAGCCAGCGCATCGTTGTAGCCGTTGAGCGCGCTTTCGGCTGAATTCACCGCCTTGGCTTGCTCTGGTGCCTTGACCGTCAGCGTATCCATCTGCTGCGCGGCAGCAGCCGTGCTCTGCGCTACTTTTGCATGCGCCGTAGCAACCTTGTCCCCCGCAAGCTCCGCCTCGGCAAGGGCGCCAGTGCTTTCACGAATGGCGCCGATGGCAAGCTCGGTTTCAAGTCGGATATTGGCGACCGAACCAGCCAGCAGAGCCGATGTGTTGATTGCTGGACCCATCTCAGAGACGATGCCGCGCAGGCCTTCTGCGATTTGCGCGCCACCGGGGATAGCCGGAACGAAGTCAAAGAATTTCGCCCAGCCCAAGGCCAACGACTTCAAGCTAAGCCCAAGCACCTCATCAAGATTCCCGAAAGCCGCTTGAATGGTCGCTGCCGCAATCTTGGCGCCTTCCTTGAAGCGCTCCCATGCGACCAGCAAGCCTTCCACCATTGCGATACCGGCGACGCGAACTTCCACGAACTGCTCGCGCAAAATGCTGCCGATTTCCCAACCAACGAAACCCGAGAACAATAGAACCGAAAGAGCCTGAAGCTTGACTGTCAGCGACGCTGCGGCAATCTCAGCCGTGTTCATGGAAAGAGAGAACTTGGCGTTCGCCGTCATTCCAAGCTCAGCGGCGATTGACGAAGATGTCAGTGCGGCGGTGTAAGCCGCTAATGCAGCGGTGCTCGCAGCGTATAGTGCCGGCGCAACTCGAAAGACAGCGAAGTAGGTGACGAAAACCGTGGTAAGACGCAGGACGGAATCAACTAGGGCTGGCAGCCGACCGGCGAGCAGTTGAATGGCCTCAGCGATTGCCCGCGATGAACCTGCCGCCTGATCTGTCTCACCGATGAACTTCGTCCACGCGTTGGAAAGCTGTGTCGTCGCACGGCTAATCGTCACCGGCATCTTCGCGAACTCGGCGTCCAGCTTTTCCGTATTGCGGACAACGCCAAGCATCGATTCAATGTTGAGCTTCCCGGCGGTCGACATCTCGCGCAACTTGGCCGTGGTAACCCCAAGAGAGTCAGCCAGCAGTTGAGCGAATCGGGAATTGTTCTCCATGACGGAGCGGAACTCATCGCCCTGGAACTTTCCGGACGCGAGCGCTTGCGAGAACTGCATAGCGGATGAAGCGGCCTCTATGGCCGACGCGCCGGAGACGACAAGCGATTTATTGAAGACTTCGGCGAGCTGCACGCCGGTAGTGAAAGCTGTCGACGCGTCCTTACCTGCATTGCGCAGGGCTAGCGCGGTACGCTGTACAAGCGCCGTCGTCGATTCAAACGAGTTAAACGTGTTCTGCGCGACTGCGAAAACCTTCTGCGTCGCTTCGGCTAGGTTCGTTTGCTCACCAGCAGCAAGCCGAACCTTAGCCTGAATGTTTGCGTAGCTATCGGCTACTCTTGCAAGCCCCTGTGCGAATCCAGCAATAGCCTGCGCGCTGAACCAGCCAACGAACGCGCGGCCGATCTGTGCGCCTGCCTGCTGAATCTTCTCAAGCTCCCGCGTGACCTTCTGCTGCATCTGCTGCATCGCACGCTCGGCCTGAGCCGCGCCACGCGCCATTTCTCTTTCGAGGATGCGCGCGGCGCGGCCAATATCCGACTCAAACTTAGCCAGCCTCGCCTCAAGATCAATTTGGACGGAGCCGACTGAATTCGCCACTACTTCTTCCTTTTCGCTACTGCTGGATCACTGGCCGCAAAGGCGGCAAAGATCGCGGGGTCAAGACCTATGGATTTCTTACCTTTCTTACTGCCGTCCTCGGGCCGCGATTTCTTCGGGCGCACCGGTTTGAACCGCAAGGGATCGAAGTCATCAACGCTCACATTCTTCGCTCCCATCGCACGTAGCCCAGCTACGCCAACTCGTGCAATCGCCGCATCTACCCGCTCGTCGGAATCGATGCTATGCAGCTTTGTGAAAATTACCCACTTCTGGAACTGGCGATGACTGATGCTCGCCAGCAATCGGCGAACATTCGGCTCATGCATCTTCAAAGCAAGCAGATGCGCGAAGAATTCCTCGCCGCCCGCTGCTAGTTTTTTTCGTCTTCGTCCTCGCCGCCGATGCCGTTGATTTCGAGCACAGCAGCGACGAGCTTGCGCGATACCGACTGCGGCAACACTTCCGCCTGAGCGAATGTGATCGGCGTCAATCCGCCGTTTCCGTCCATGACCTGCACCGCTCGCGCGATCAGCCTGGAATCCACTTGCCGCGCCTTCACGGGGTCGCGCTTACCATTGTCCTTATTGATGTTGAACGCCTGCTGCGCGTCCAGCTTCGTGAACTCCGTCACGAGATACGTCCGGCTCTTGCCGTTGCGTTCGATCGTTACTTCTGCGGTCTGCAACGCATCGAAGTCTTTGTCTTCGCTCATGGTTTTCTCGGTTTCTCTCTGAATGCCGGCGCCCGGATTGGCGCCGGCAAAGGTTACCTTACGGCGTCTTCGGCGTCAGATGCCAAGGGCCGCTTCGCTGGATAATGAGCTGGTAGCGCCACTTGTTGTTCGGCTGAATCTGCCACGTGATGTCGGCGACGTAGCCCCGGAAGTCGATACCGGTACGAGTCGTCGGCGGTTCCACTTCACCGATGCTGTTTTCGGTCGGCGGGTCAGTTCCATCGCTACCGCCGATGTACCAGCCGATCGTAGTGCCGTTGTCCTTCAGCGCCACCAGTTGCGGGAACACCAAGTCGTCGGTGTCGTAGATACCGGAAATCGTGATCTGGCCCGGATTTGCGCGACCGGCCTCATACTCCATTTCCTCGGAGCTGAAGCACGTCACGTCGATCTGCTGGCGAGCGCCAGAGAGGCCGTCGATACCAGTAATGCAGCCGAGTTTGAATACGGCCGGCGATTGCGCGGGGTCAACACCGAAGAACTCGGTGCCCTTGTCACTCATTTTCATAGATCACCTCACAGGTTTTTCAGGCACAAAAAAACCCGCCGAGGCGGGCTATCGTCTGCGGTCGCGGCGTGCCTTCCGCTTCCATCAGATTTTCTATGTTCGGTCTTCCCATCCGCCGTAGTCGAAACCACGCCGGTACATTTTGACGTCGGGGTCATAGTCCTCGATCGCGCCACCCACATGATTCCCATAAGGGTCCAGAGCGGCCCGGCAAAGCTTCATGATCTGCTGCGCGCGTGCCTCACTCTGCGACCAGCAGTGGATCTGCGCTCGCTCATAGTCGACGTCCTGATATTGGCCCAGATACATCGGCGAGTCTGTTGCAACAAGCTGGATCGCAATGTAATCCGCCCACGGCGGCTCGGACTGCTGGTCAGCAAACCCGGAACTGTAGATTCGATCGCCCACCAAGGCCGTGATGGCCGAGTCGTTCGATAGCCATTGATAGATGGGCGATTCCATCAGAACCCGCCTTTCGTCTTCGCGCGCGCCACAGCACGGTCGACACCTTTCGCCAACTCGCGAGAGAAGATGCCGACAACATCATTCTTGCGGGATTCAAACGCCGGCCGCAGATAGGGCTTCGCCGACATCCGCGCCGTGCCGAACTCCACGAATAGACCATACCAAGCGTCCCCACCACCGACAGCGCGCAGGCGCGGCGAGATGCGCCCGAGACGGTAAGCCCGCTTGATCCGCTTCGTTAACCTGCCGGTTCGCACAGCAACTATGTAGTGCTCATTCGCCCCGACCATAGCTGGATTCCGATCACGGTAAGCGAATATGTTGCGTTTCAGATTGCCGGTATCTTCAGGAGCCAGACGGATAGCCTCGTCACGCATCGCGCGCGCAGCAGCAAATAGCGCACCACGCATAGGGCCGCCATTCTTGCCGCTAATTTCGCGAGGCAACGCGCGCAAGGCCGCAACGGTCTTGTCCAGCCCCGTGATCTTAACGAACTCAGCCATAGAACTGGAACCCAAGCTGCGGATGCGTTTCCTGAAGCCGCAGTTCCAATATAGGCTTTATGCATCGCCACCGATTCAAGCCGCGCCCGTGGTCGCTGGCCTTACCTTTCTCTTGGCGAAACTCCATTGACACTGCCAAAAACTCGCTGCCCCGCCCTCGCAGGATTGCATCAATCTTCATGTCCAGCCATACGGCGAAGTCTGCGTTGGGCCAGCGGCCGAACACGATTGCCAGTTTCGGGTGCAGCCACGTACCGCCGCCGTTCGCCATGCTTCCGCGAGCGGTCTTGACGTAGCCAGATGCGATTGCAAGACCGACTATGCGTTTTTGGAAAGCGCCGGAATTGCTTCGCAACTCTTTGATTTCGTTCAATTGTGCCTTGGAGGCAGAATTGCCGTTTGCCATGGCAAGTGCCGATATATATTCGGCGGCATCAAGTTGGCGCAACCATTGAATAGGCTCTCGGTCGTACTTGGCCGCAATAGCCGTTGCGTTGAACCATCCGTCTACTCGGATCGGAACATCCGCGCCTTGGAAGTCGATGTGACTCACAATGTTTTGCATACCGCACTCCTTCGCCTGAGATAGGACACGGCCGGGCGCTGCAGGCGGTCGCAACGCTTTTCGGTGATCAGCCTAGGCCGTGGTTTTGAACTGGATGCTTAGCGCCAATGATCCTTGATCCACGGGTACTTGTCCTGCACGGATGCCTGCCATGGGTCGAAATGACCGTGGAAGAAAACGATGCGCGCGTTCGGCGGCAGCGAACCGTTGCCGCGTGGCGCCTGAATCTGGTTGCGGAAGCTGTAGACACCATCGGCAGTAGACCACTTCGCCTCGTTCGGCCCGAGACAGGCACCAATCCACGCCTGATCAGACCCGATGTAGCGAAGCGCTCGCCCCTTCGCCGGACTTTTGACGGGATCGAACTCATCCCACACCTGAGACCGTGTGCCGGGCGAGTGCAGCACTATAGACCCGTTGTAGGGAGTCCCGCGCGCGGTGTCGCCCCACATCACCAAGTCTTCCGACCGTTCCACGAGAGGCGTGATGTCACCGCAAATCACCGTGTCCAGATCAAGCGACAGATAGCGCGGCCCGACCAGCGATGCGGCGTCAGCGGCGAATAGCTTCAGCCGCCGATAGCAGTTCGGCCGATCCGGCGCCATCCCCGGAACCACGGGATCAGACCAAAGCGGGATCGTTTCGCACTCAATACCCGCAGCGTCGTCCGTGATGCATACGAATCGGTGCGGAATCCGGAGGTGCCGCTTCACCATCGCCTGCAACACGTTGACGTGCTCGGCCTCGAATTTCGAGCGGTACTGCGGGGGCGCTTTCCAACGCCAACAAAGCACGGTCAGCACACTTTGCCCCAAACGATCAGCTCCTTTGCCGATGCGATCGAATAGTTGCCCGGCAA